ATGATTAAGGTATCAATCAAGCTAGATAAAAGACGGCGATTGAATAGCGGTAAGTTTCCGCTCAAATTCAAGGTCGCAAGAAAAGATAGTGCCATTTATATTCCGACAGGCTATGAGCTGAAAGAAGATGAATGGGATGCGAAAAATGAAAAGGTGAAGGGATTGCCCGAGCAGCGAGTAATCAATATGAAACTAATAAAAAGGCTTTCCCTTCTCAATGATAAGATAGTGCAGTTGCAAGAAGAAGGCAAACTGCGCTACTTCTCTAACAAGAAGCTTTCGCTCTATTTATCCAATGATGAGGATGAGCAAGAATATAAGAATCATCTTTTCAAAACTCAGATGGATGCTTTCCTTGCGACCAAGGATAATGAAGGCACAAAGTTGGTCTATACAACAACTGCAAGCAAAATCAGCAACTATTGTGACTATGAATCTTTAAGGTTGGAGGATATAGATATTGAATGGCTTGATGGATTTGTTGAATCCTTAAAAAAGGATAAAAATACAAAGAATACCATTGCTGTAAGGTTAAGGGGTATTCGGGCGGTTCTAAACTTCGCAAGAAAGAAAGGGCTATTGAAGGAATACGTATTCAATATGTATTCAATCAAAATGGAAGAGACCAAGAAACGCTCATTGACGGTTGAGGAACTAAGAAAGCTGCATGATGCGAAGCTTACTCCGCTTCGTGCTAGGCATAGGGATATTTTCTTCCTTATCTTCTATCTCATGGGCATTAATCTAATTGACCTCTCTAGGATAGTGAAGATTGAAAACGGAAGAATAACCTATAGAAGAGCAAAGACGGGTACACTATATAATGTAAAGGTAGAACCAGAAGCCCTCGAAATTATCGAAAAATATAGGGGTAAAGAACACCTTCTAAGCGTATTCGATAGAAAGAGCTCTTATCGCTATTACGATGTATCAATCAATAAAATGCTATCTAAGATTTGCAATAGCATCGGTATTCCCGAAATTAGTACGTATTGGGCAAGACATACCTTTGCCACCATTGCTTATGAGATTGGTATCAGTATGGACGTTATCGCTGACTGTCTTGGGCATAAGAGTAGCCACAGAATAACTTCTATATATGTGCGCAAAGACCAACAACTGATTGATGAAGCCAATCGAAAGGTCATAGATTACGTTCTATATAATAAGAAGGGGTAGAGCTTTTGCCCTACCCTTTCTTGTAATATATAATGACTATTTCTTACCTCTTTTTCTTCTTGCTTCTATTCGGATAGGAAAATAATTCTGAATCCTACCATCTATATTTACAAAACAGAAGTCTATCCATTTGGTGCTATAATCTCCAAGCAAAGACTTTACGGAATATCGGATTATCTTAGCCTTGCGCTTGAACTTATAACCTTGGCTCTCCCAATAAGGACGAGCCTTCTTTATTTGCTTTTTAGCTTTTCTAACACTAGTCATACGCTACTCCTTTTTATTCTGTAAATACGTCAAGCACTCCTTGGCGATAGTGCTTACCGCCTTGGAATATTCATCATCGTATAACGATTCGTTACCATCATACCTAGAAAGGTATTTCTTTCGTTTCCTGTCTGCGTCAGACATGATTTTAAGCTTTGCGACAATAACTTCATTACTGGTTACCTTACCAAGAAACCACAACAGATTAGTTAACGCTAACTTATTTGGTTCATAATCGTCAACATTTGATGATTCAGACAGCCTTCCTTGAATGTATTTCGTAAGTCTATCTTTGTAATTCATACATTTCTCAAAATAGAATACGATAGGCTTATCGAAAGCAGGGTTGAGCAGACCATAAGCGATACTCATGCTTACCTGAAACTTTGCAGCACCTTTAAGCAAACCTTTCGCCTGTTCCTTGATAGCTTCACGGAATTGCCCTATACTCATATCTCGCTTTCGAAAGTTACAAGCTCGGCAAGAAGGCATATAATTCCCCATACTATCCTCACCATGAGAAACGATATACTTACCTTCTTTATCACTCCAACGTGAATAGTTTCCACGATTCTTAGGAATGAAATGGTCGATTTGCATATCTTCGAGTTTTATTTCTCTTCCGCAGTATGCGCAATGATGGTCGTATTTCTCCCAAACTTTGATTCTATCTTCCTTCTTCATAACTATTTTAGTTCATCAAAGTCAAACCACTCTATCTTATCGTAGCATTCGTACAGAGCTTCAATACGATGCGTGCCATCTCCTCTAGTGACTAGCCATACATCATCACTCATTGCTCCGTGGTGAAGAGACGTAGGTTTTACGCCACCTCCATTATATCGGAGCATCACCCACTTTCTTAAAGGTGGCTTATCTTCTTTTAGGTCGTGCCATAATGATGCCGCATTCACATAAGGAACGTTTTCTGTGCCACAATCAGTAACACCAACCTTCTCTGTACTGAACGTTACTCCGTTCAGCTCATTGTAATCTACCTCATCTTCATTGCTACAGATATTGAGATAAATCTTCTTAGGTAAATTCTTTATTTTCATTTTACTTAAATTTAATGATAAAAAACTCGGTATCTAGCCACTTGTCGGGGCATAATCCTTTCTTAGGTTTGCCGATGGTGATACTCTCAATCTCCTTTTCAATTCGTGGACTATCCTTACGGTATCCGTTGATGAAGAGAACGTGAGTATATTGTTTTGCGATAAAATGGTTACAACGTATCATCAGTTTTAGATAATCAATATCTCCGTTTATCTTTTTATCCATCAAATACTTCGTAGGATTTTTTGCAAAAACATCATAAAGTCGAACTATCCAGTAACCCTTAATCGTCCGATATTCTTCTTTCTTTTCGCCAGCCACAATCATATCGAACCATTGCTTGCTGACGGTGAGGGTCAAAACTTTCTTTTTCATTTATTCTTTCCTTTTAATCGTTGTTTCGCGGCATTTACACAGTCGCTCAGGGAACAGTTTAATAATTCTACACTTCTTCTAATTTCTTTAGCTTGAAAAGGAGTAATACGAACAGACTTTTCTAATCTGTTCTTTAAATTATTAGATTCCCATTTTACAAGTTTTCTTGAAGATTGTGTAATACGGCTATCCAACTTGTCTGCTTTTACAAACTTGTTAAGCCAATAAGGAGACGTTTTATTTATAGCCCTATTCATTATTTTCTTTGCTAATCTAATCTTCATACGCTAACTAACTTTCCAATCAGATGATGGTCGTGCTTATCGAAAGCAATTCCATACTTGAACATTTCTTCAAAAATCATAAGACGCTCCTCGTTGGTAGCCAACCGAGTAGATTTCTTTTTATCCTCGGTCATTGTAAAATGAGAGCCTACCATTAAATTCTTAGCTTCCTTGTGAAGATAAAGATAACAGAAGAGATTGTGACACTCTGGTCTCCAACGCTTACATAACACAATCCAATAATTATCTATCACAACTATATTGCCTTCAGCGACAATATCTTCAAACATATTCTTTTCCATAAGCTACTTCTTTTTATCCAGCCATTGCATAACATTATAATAGGAACTATCTTTGTATCTTTTTAACGACACATCAAAATTGCCATCTTTAAAATAATCAGATAAATCACCTCTCCAATAACCATTTATGAGATTCCCTCGTATGATACTTGCAGTTTCATTAATACAACGCTTAATGAGTTTCTGCTGCTCCGCATTCTTGTTGTAATGAAGAAGCGAACATGATGCTCTTTTTAGCCATTTCCACCACTTTGATGTGAACTTCTTTACCTCTATCTTTTCGGGAAGTTCCTCTCTTTTTGTGTGCATATCAATGAGCTTGTTGTACTCATCTAAACTAATTGTTATTTGTCTTTCCATACGCTACTTCTTTTTAATTACATAAGTTGTATCATTATTATTAACTACATAGATACCCAAGGTATCTAAATAACAAGGGCAGCTCTCGGCATGAATAACACAAACTCCGTGTTTCGTGTCCACAAACAGATAGTCATGCCCATTCTTAGTAAATACTGTTGTACTAAATTCTTTTGCAGGCTCTTCTCTATTAGCCAATGAGCAAACACCTTCAAAAGCCAATGCTCCTACAAACAAACACAAGACAAACCAAACGGTTGACTTGGCTAAGTCTAAAATCTTATTCTTCATCTTCACACATTTTATTCCATATATTAACACACTCAACGAACTCTTCGACTTCTTCTATACTATTCAATATAATAGTAATGCTTCCATCTTCGTTCCAGTGCTGATTACTTACATCTACCATAGCTTTAGAATTTATTGCCAACAACTTTTAGTCGTCTATTACGCAACATACTCCCTAAAGTATTTGGATAGAGAACAGGGCATTCTGTATTCACTAAACTAAAACTAGTGTTGCCTTGATTCCAAACAACTTCATAGATTGCTTTTGTTTCTTGGCTTTGCAGAAGGTCGTGCTCCCAAATTTCTTTACCTTTGCAATCTGTCAGTCCTGTGAGCTGACAGATGGTAGAGGGGTCAATTGGTGATGTCAGTCGTTTCTCAAAGTCTGTCATCCAGACGTTATCTGAATCTTTGTGGTGAACCAAGTCACCTTTTATCCATTTTCCATCCAAGGTTTTCTTTGCCTTAAACTTTATATTTCCTATTTCCATAAGCTATTTCTTTTAATCGAATTTATTGCCAATGACTTCCATATTTTCAGATGGGAAATGGCATAAGAAGAAACCATACCCAAAGCAGAATGCTATTGATTTATTATCCCAAACAATAACGCCTCTTCTCTCGGCATTGTTATCTTTGTATGTAACTATATCCCCTTCATAGATAGGTGTTCCATTCTTATCTGTCAGTCCCGTGTACTGGCAGACGGTAGAAGGGTCAACTTCTGATACATTAAATCCGTTTCTTAATATGGCAATCTTACCATCTTCTTTATGGATTAAATCGCCTTGTACCCAAGCTCCATCTAAGATACTCTTTGCCTTGAATTTTATGTTTTCTATTTTCATAAGCTACTTATATAAAATTGTTACTCTTCTACTTTTATCAACCTTCAATATAGCTTCTTCTGCTTTATCAATCGAAGAAAACAAATACTCTGGGCAAAGGTTATATGCACCATAATCCCAATAATGGATAAGTCCAAATAACAATGAATGTCTCTTATCTACACGATAAGCAAGTATTGGATTATCATGAGAATCGTAATGTATGCCTTTAACAGCCTTGCTTTTACGATACATATCTACTATTCTATAGGTTGCCATAACTATTTTTCTTTAAACTCTCTTTAATCCTCTTCTCGTGACACTGAATCATACGTTTATAAAATTCTATCATCTTTCTATTAACGAAAACAGTATCAAATTTACCTATATAGTAATCTCCATTTAAGAGTTCGCTGACGTGTATTCGTACAACGTCTTGCGTCCAGTTATCTATAAAAAGATAATAGGTTTCACGATTAGGGTGTATCATAAGGTACTCGTAGAAGTGGAATTTATCATTTTTAATAAATGTCACTCCGCAACCTTTTGTTAACTGACTTATGTCTTTTAATACTTCCATACCTATTTCTCCTTTGCTTTAACGTTATACACTCCGTTTATAACTTCTACTTCGTAACAATCGGGGCAATAGTGTTTATCGCCTATCATTTCCCAGTCTGAGTAGTCGCCAATATCAACTTCTTTGTTGCCGAATAGTGCAGAGCAAGTATCTGTACCGCCAAATACTTTTCCGCATCTATCGCAAACAATCTGATACATTGTAATCGGTCTATACATAAGCTATTCCTCCTCTAAAATTCCAAAGACTGCTCCGTCGGCAAAGGTAAATCTTTTCATAATTTTATCCGAATTAAAGCTACCGATACAATTTATATCTATATCTTCTTCACTAATAATAAGAGTAATTAAGGAACGACTTCCATCTTCCTTAGACTTTATCCACCCAAACGGCTGATGTTTGAGCATTTCAGTCCAGCACTCTTCTGTGTTAGCAAAAGGGCGGTACTTTGGTTCTGGCTTGATTCGGTATTCAATATCGCACCAAAACCCTATTTCCTTTGTTTCTACCCATTCATTCGGAACGTTCTCATCTTCTATGGCACTCGGTTTTGTTCTACACTCAATTGCCTTTCCTTCTGCAAAAGCTTTCATGATAGGATAAAATTCTTTAGCTTGATTTCTGTCCATAATTAACTATAAATTTATATATTATTTTAAAGTAGTCTAAATTAGAATATATTTAAAACACATTAACATTGTTATTGTTTATATAATCATATAAATGATTACCTTTGCACTCGGATTCTAGGACATCATAGTCCCCCATCGGCGACACTACACGCCGTTCTTCCTCTGTTCAAGGAGATTACAAAGCCCCTTAGTTGCCGCTTAGGGGCTTTTTTCTTGTACTGCTTTGTAGTGGGCAGTATTCCCCCAGATAGAGAAGTCTGGATAAACGATGGAGGGACTTTTGATGGAAAAGAATCCAAATGACAACAAGGTTCGTGTTTTCTGCAAGTACATCATTAGGAACGGAAAGCGCATCTATCCCAAAAATGGGACTTGCTTTTCTTTCTTAGTATAAGCAGAATGAATCTTTTTCGGGGTAGCGGCAACTACCCCTTTTTACTTTGGTTCATACAACTCACAAGACTTGCGATTTATTCCTCCAACTTTTCAATAGGTTTCCAATGAGTGATAGAAGCCATTCTTCCTTTCCATAAGATAATGAAGCCATTACTATCTTTTGTGACAGTTGCGCATTCCACTCTTCTGTTTTTGAAAACATTATCAGGAGCCATCTTGCTTGTTACAAAGACTTCTTCTCCGTAAGGAGGCAACCCATCCTCAACAGATACCCAGTCTGACTTTCCTAACTCTATCAAAGCATCATGCAATAAGCTATTCGCTTTTCTTAAAGGAGCATTATGCTTATCGTTTCCAAACTCCATAAGGAGCGGTCTTATATTCGATGAGAAACAAACCTTTCTCAATTTTGACTATTCTATATTCAAAATACATACGCTTATATTTTTAAATTGCCATCTAATTGCAAGCCAAAAAGAATATGTTGGAGTTCATCTACACATTTTATCATAACAGTATCGTCTTTTCCGTCATTGAAAGATACTCCGATAATTCCCAAGAAATTATTATATCGCAAAGTGAAAGGGTATTCTTGGTGTTTATACCACCTATGCCCAAAACATTCTCCTTCAGAGCGATAACATGTCCATCCATTCTTTTTAAGAAACTCTTCCCAAATATGAACGTGCATAATATCATTTTGACAAATTTTGCCCAAGCTTTGCCCATCAATAACTTTCAAGTCGTAAGAATAATCTATATTGAACGGATAGATGCTACAGACAATACAAATAAATCCGTGACTATAAACTATATCACCAACCATATAACGAGGTGGTTTCCTAAATTCTTTCTGTGCCATACGCTTTACTTTTCTAAAGATGAATATATCCATTTACTTCACACAGAACCTTTTCTAGCAGGTTCTTTAGAATATTCAATTCATCATTTGAATATGTAGCTATAGGATAACCATCAAGGGTAGTTTCGCCAAAGTAGCCACGACTTATCTTTAACGAGTGTTTATTTTCTTTCATTTTCTTTGCCTTTTACAATATTGTACACTTGTTTTAACTCATCTGTTGATAAGCGTTTGAAATCAAAAGAACTGATAGCGTAGATGAGAGTCTTACGAAGATTCTCTTCTTTAACATCTGATATTTCATTTTCTGTAAGAACAGATATTCTTCTAACATTCCATCTATCACCACCGCATTGCCAGCCCGAATTTCTTCTAAATCTAGCGTTATCAACAACAATTTGAGTCTTTGTCACTTTATCAACCTTGGCGATAATACGTCTGCGATGCATACCTATAACTAGTACATCATCACCAGCCACCAAATCTTTAAGCTCTTTCATTGCTTCCTCCTTTCTTTTTAGGAACATACTCATCTAACTCATCGTTAAACTCATAGCAGTCTGGACAGTAGTGCTTATCGCCAATCTCTGCCCATTCGCTTTCCATTGCTTGCTCTTTTGCAGTTCCTTCGTCCAACCAAGCCACAATGCCATTAAACTCATCAATGAAGGTCTTTCCACATCTATCACAAACGACAGAGTACATAGTAACTGTCTTAATCATGGTTGCCTCCTTTCGTAATTAAGTCAAACAACTCTTCTACGAATATCCAATCAGACAATTTGAACATATAGACTTGCTCTTCCCACATTTCTTTATATGTATTGCAAGTAGTCTCATCGAGCATAGCGTTCATGTTGTAGAGTTTTCTATTACCGAATTCTTTTGAGAACGCAAGAACCTTTCCGTTGTCATTACGTGGAACTTCGCTAGCAGGGTGAAACAATTCCTTAATAAACTCATTGATAGCCCACTTAGCACCTAGTCCAATAGCTTGTTTGATGTCCCCCTCATAGAACATTTCTTCCTTTTCATCATTGTTGAAGACTATCTCTTCGCCATTTAACAGAAATCTATCTTCATAGATTTCTTCCTTGGCTTCTTCTATTTTGTTTTTATCAATCATAGTCTACCCTTTCTTTTTCTAAGTTCTAACATTCTCCTAGTTCTACGGCTTTCCTTGCCACTAGGAGGATTGCCACCAAGCTTTACTTCTGGGATTTCATAATTCATATAGATGGAAGCTTCTTCATTGAGTGCCTTAACTACTTCTTTAGTCAAGGCTTCTTTAAGTGATACACCATTTGGTGTTACAATTATCTTTACATCGTCTCTAATCATACCTAGTCCTCCTATTTTTGATTATCAGTAATCAACTTGCGTAATTTAGATATAACCTCACATGCGTTCTTATCATGCGCTCCTTCGTAAAGTCCAAGGTTGAGCATAATAATGTTAAGTGCAGGGTCATTAATCTCAATAGCCCTTTCTATGAGTACATTAAGTACCTGTACCAAAATCTTAAAAGTTATAGCATAAGGAGTATTGGATGAACACTCAACAATTTCTTTTAAGAACGCCGGTAAATCAACCTTCCATACCATATCGTTCATAACATAGTCACGAACTGTCTTACTTTTGATTTTCTTCATAATCACTTTACTCTTATAAATTGAACATTCTTTCCGTCTTTTCTGTCGATTGCGGCACAACAAATATCTTTGCAGATATTTTCATAAATATTGCTGCTTATCTCGTCAAAGAAGCAACCATTACATTCTTCTGTCTCGCTTTCAACCACCTTCAAGACGATTTCTGAGCCTATAGGTAAATCTTCCATACGCTTAATTTCTCATTATGTGACACTTAATAACCTTGTGAACCGCATTTGGCTGCGATTCATTAAAACTCTTAATAAACTGACGTTCCATTTCCTGTGGAAAGATGGGCTTTGTCGGCTTCGGCATAGTGAGGACGGCTTGAATCTTTGCCCCCCCCATCCAAGGTAAGCAGACATCTGCGACTAATTTTTTCAAATAACATTTTCTGTATCTCCTATATTTAAACGTTAAACAAAATCTTAGTTTTTTATAATCTAATTATATACCACCACAGAAGCGAAGCGAGCCGAAGGCGAGCCTTCCATTACCTCATAGGTATTAGCATACACCCTACAGATAACCCCTCTCTTGATATAAGTATAGTTATTGAGTATCATATCCTTTACATAGTCAATAGAGGATAAAAAACGCTTTTCTATGTTTCTGTATTTGCATAAAATCTCGTTTTTGACCGCAAACTTTACCAAATCAAAAGCTTTCTGTACGCTTACGCTTAACTTCTCAGCTATATACTTATATGATATACCATTCTCTCTGAACTTATTGCCGTAGCCAAAACGATTGCAAGCCTTCTTAGCCGCCTTTAACTCTTTTAAGCCTTTAGGGTGCTTAGACTGCTGAATCATTTGCTTGGCGTAGTTCTTTCGATTCTGTACATCAATAATAAGCATAGCAGATAAGGTATCTTCTATGAACTTTACATTCTGTGCATAGGCATTCTTTTTAGAATCATTCCTTGAAATAAACTCGATATTAGGAACGAGGACGTTCCTGTGAGAGGTATGACTTTTCAGAGATTTGAAGACGAGGCAACGATTATTCTTGCCCGTGAACTCAACCAAGCCCAGAGCCTTCAAGGTATCAATACGCTTACGGACAGCACAGGCACTTACTCCCGTGATTTCGTGAAGTTTGTTGATACTCCATCTTTGCACGGCAGAAGACTTAACCCTTGTCTTTATGAAAAGGGAAAATGCAATTGCCTTCCTTAACTCGGGATTGCAATACATATCGTTCAATATCTTTCTGCGTATCTCCATTTTACGGATGCTTTAAAAAGTCAAGAGCAGCAAAGAAATGGGGATTCTCTGCTGCTCCGTATTTAGTAGCCTTGCGGCTCACGTAAATCCAAAATCTTACACATTAGAAAGTTCCCCATAAACTCGCTAAGTGATAGTGTTCTTTCTTAAACACATCGCAAAATTAATAAAAATCTGTCAAATAACCAAATCTTCTATTAATAAATTTAAAATAATTAATAGTTTTTATTCGATTTTTACTAGATTTTTATAACTTTGCATCATATTTTCTATTAATAACCAAATAATAAGTAATAGCGTATGATATACAATCAGTATCAGCAGTACGAAATCTCCGACCGCATCATGCAAGCGGTATGCGAGGTAGGCAAGGTTACCTTCATGGAACTCTGCTCTGCGGTGAAGACCGTCAAACTCAACACCCTTAGAGGATTATACTGCCTCATTAGCCGTGATTATTGCATCCACCCCGACCGCTCGGCTCGCCTACTCTGCCGCACCAGAGCAAACGTCATCAACCAAGCACGAAAGTATATGCAATACGTTCAGTCAAAGGATAAGTACACCTTATCCATATATAACCAAATCGTTGAACTCTTAAAAAGCAACAAAGAATGAAAAGAACAGATTATGAGCTTACCCTGCCCGACCAGCTCTTCCCAACGGACAATGACTTAGAGATTCCGACACTCGATATTGATATGCAAGCCAAGGAGTGTCAGTCACCCTTCCTTTGCTTCGGCGAACAGAAGAGAACCTTCAACCTCAATGGCGAAGGCTCTTTGCACTTCTATACCGATGATTACCGCTTCTCAGCTATCTACGAGCACCCTGAGAAGATATTGCAACATCACCCTGCCGTTATCGTTGAGCCGAACTTCTCCCTATATAATGAAATGCCCGTATTTTTCGGCTTGCAGGCTATCTACAAGAAACGTTGGATTGCCCGTTGTATGCAAGGTAAGGGTATCGGTATCTTCGTTGACCTTAACGTGGCGCAGAAGTTCTATCGCCTCAATATGATTGGCGTACCTCGTGGATGGCGTGCCTTCGCTACCCGTGGATATTCGGATAGACTAAACAACCTCGCCTTTGAGTATTCCATCGCAAGCGATTGGGCAGAGGGCAAAGAGCCGCTATTTGTTATCTACGGCGGCGGTGCTGAGTGTCGGCGGTTCGCCCAGACCCATAGAGGTTGCATCTACATCAACCCCGTTGTCACTACAAAGAAGCAGCTTGCCGCCTTGCAGAAGATTCACGAAGGTGTTGCCTTCATCGGCGAAGAGTTCTCTGTTAAGGCGCAGCTTGATAAGCTCACCCATTTCTCCAAGCAGATTGAGGATTTCCGAGCAGATAACGTCTCTAAACAAATTGAGGAAAAGTAAGATTGTTTATGCGAGATATGGCATTTATTTGCTGTATCTCGCTTTATTTTGTACCTTTGCATCAGCAAAACGGAAATAGTGGAATGTAGGTTTTGGATGTGTCATAACAATATGTATTAGTTAAGATTTGGTTAAATGAAAATAATAGTTAGTTTTTAGTCTATAAGCAGCCGCCTGTGATAGGTAGCTGCTTTTCTTATATATAAGAGGTCTAAGATTTTATGGCAACTTTAAAGGCTACTCATTATATGGGTAGCTCTTTTATTTGTTTACACACAACCTATTATTTTCTATTAAAACCCGAATAATCTCCGTAACTTTGCAAATAATAATTATTAAATGGTAAAGTTATGGCAAGAGAAAGCTTATATAATAACGAGGAAATTTGGAAACCTATTGCTGACTTCGCAGGGTATGAAGTTAGCAATAGAGGAAGAATACGATCGTACAGAAGAGGTAAAGTTAGATATCTGCACATTATAGAAGCTAAAGACCATTATCTAAGGGCACAACTATATGTTGGGAAAAAGATAAAGCACTCGATAGCAGTTAGCCGTTTAGTAGCCATAGCTTTCATACCAAATCCATTAAAATTGGAGCAGGTAAATCATATAAACGAAAACGTGAAAGATAATAGAGTCGAAAATCTGGAGTGGTGTTCTCCCAAATATAACTCTAACTACGGAACAAGAGCAAAAAGGATTGCTGATAAACTTTCAAAGCCAGTTCTTCAACATGCAAGGGATGGCACATTTATAAGAAGATTTAATAGCGCAAGCGAAGCTGCAAGGGAAATCAAAACCACAGCGACTTCAATCAGTGCTGTTTGTAGAGGTGAACATTATACACATAAAAATTTTGTTTGGAAATATGAATAAAAAGATTGAAATCAAAATGTACCCACTTGAGAAATTAGAGCTCAACGAAGGGCAGCTGAAGGGATTAGGAAAGAATCCTAGGTACATAAAAGAAGGCGAATTTGAAAAACTAAAGAAGTCAATTTCTGATTCGCCTGAGTTCTTGGAAGCAAGACCATTACTCGCCTATCCGCTTGATAATGGCAATTATATTGTTATAGCAGGTAATATGCGTCTTCGTGCCGCAAGAGAACTTGACTTTAAGGAAATACCTTGCTATATCTTTGATAAGAAAACCCCTATAAAGAAACTAAAGGAGTACACCATCAAAGATAATGTTGAGTTTGGAAGCACTGATTGGGATGAGCTTGCCAATGGAGACTGGGAGGTTGAAGAGTTGCAGGATTGGGGTATGGATTGTACTTTTCTGACAGAATCCGAACCAGAAGAAGAAACGTCTGACCGAAAAGATACAGAGGACGATGAATATAGCGAAGAAGAGCATGAGATTGAAGCAAAGTGTCAACTTGGTGATATCTGGCAGCTTGGAAGACATAGACTTATGTGCGGCGATTCTACAGATGCGACTCAGGTTGCAAAGCTTCTCGGTGGCAAAACCATTCAGATGTATTTGACAGACCCACCATACAATGTGGCTTACGGTTATGAAGGCGCAGCAACAGAAAGACATCGCAAGGATGGACTGGTCGTCCTAAATGACAAGATGGACAACGATAAATTCGAGGAGTTCTTGACAAACGCATTTAACGCTGCCAATGCTAATATGGAAAAAGGTGCTTCGTTCTACATATTCCACAGCGATGGCTACTCATATTGGTTTAGGAAAGCCCTTATCAATACGGTAGACCTGGAGATGCGAGAGAATTTGATATGGGTAAAGAACTCCATGGTATTAGGAAGGCAAGACTATCAATGGCGACATGAACCTTGCTTGTATGGATGGAAGAAGGGAGCAAGCCACAATTGGTTTAGCGACAGAAAGCAGACGACCGTTATGGAGTTTGACCGACCGACAAAGAGTGTTGAACATCCGACCATGAAGCCTATTCCACTTTTCGCATATCTTATTCAGAACTCATCGCAGGAAGGCTGGAATGTCTACGACAGCTTCGGTGGTAGCGGCACGACTATAATGGCGTGCGAGCAGCTTAACAGAAATGGATTCTCAATGGAGCTTGACCCTCATTATTGCGATGTGATAATCAACCGTTGGGAAACCTACACAGGCAAAAAAGCTGAAAAAATCAAAGTTTAACTACATAAATTAAAATTAGAAATGATAGAAAAAGTAAACCCACAGCACCCAGATAAGGTCGCAGACCGCATTGCTGGTGCTATCGTTGACCATGCTTATATAAAGCAAGAGAACCCGAAAATAGCCGTAGAAGTTCTTATCGGACACGGCGTAGCTAACGTCATTATTGAAAGTAGCGTAAAGTTGACAGAGGGTGAAGTTACGGCAATCGTAGAGCGCATTACGGGACGGGATGATATTTATGTTGCTTTGATAAGAAAGGAGCAAGATAAACATCTTGCAAAGAATCAGCAGGGCAATATTCGCTGCGGCGATAACGGAATCTTCAAGGGTGTTCCTCTGACAGCTGAAGAGAGAAAGCTTTCAAAGATAGCGCACGATATCTACGCAAAGTATCCTACTGACGGAAAGTACATCCTTGCAAACGAGAAGCTTATTATATGCCAGAGCTGTGCTAGTAAGGATGAGCTACAGAATGAATACCAGACAGCCATCATAAACCCTATTGGTGATTGGAGCGGAGGAACTGACGTTGATGCAGGTGCTACAAACCGCAAGCTCGGCTCTGATATGGCTCAGTCTGTAACTGGTGGTGGATTACACGGAAAGGACTTATCGAAAGCTGATGTTTCTGTTAACATCTACGCTTTCTTGAAAGCACAAGCAACAGGGAAACCAGTTGAGTTGTTCTGTGCAATCGGCGATGAGGACATTGACGGCAAACCATACGCTGAAATTGTTGAGATTGCAAGAAGCTATATTAAAGAAGTCGGCGGTTTTGAGAAATTCGCTGAGTGGGGATTGTTCTAAACAATGCACTTTTTATGGCTCAGAAACAGCACGGAACAACAAAGAATGTAACCCCAAACACAAAGGCTATAAAGGCTTCGAGTGCTAAATACATAAAAGTACTTGAAAGCGGCTTATACGACAAGGAACTATCATTCTTTGACAAGAACACAGGAGGTTACCTCTTGTATTCTAAAAATAGAAAGATGGATAATATGGAGTATAATGCTGCAACCTTTATGGCTGTCAAGGGGAAACAGATAACAATGACACCCGAAGGAGAAGAAGGTTACGAGCTTATTATTGCTAATGGTAAGCCAAAGTATGGCGATGGAAGGATTGGTATCACTTCATACGAGCAGCGTTCACCCAAGGCTGCAAATGAAGCTACAGCAAGAAAGACAGTTGAAAACGCATAAATCATGCGAGAAAAAAGGGTGCTACCATTGCTGTTCTATTTGATTACAGCCGTTCGTTCAAGGTGCAAGACATCAAACACGGAGCAGAACACTATGAGAGGAATCACACTGAGACAAAATATCAGTCCGTGAAATCCTTTATTGTGGTTAGCGGAAGTGGAAACATTCACGAATGGGATTTATATAAGAAATAAAATTGCGGATTGAAGAACGCCCTTCTCCGCAAAAAGCTCATAGCACAGTTAGGACGAGGACGTTTCGCTACCCTAACCCACTGAACTTGGGCACAAAATTAATAATAATTCTTGTAAAAACAAAATTTATGAAGAAGAAAAATAGGGAAACCCAAAAATAAAGCGAAATTAAGTATGAAGGTTAAATCAGTCAAAACAAAAATCTTGGAGGAAGTGGGTTTTCTACTTCCTACCAAGAAGCTTCTTTCCTCTAAGGAAAAGGTTGAAATCATGGAGCAGTTCTTGATGATGCCAGCGAGCCAGATAGTGACTTTGCAACAAGATGGACGTAAATCATCTTTTGTACAGCAGATAGCAAAGCTGCTCTATAATAATAATCTAGGAGAGTACTTTAATGTACTGAAGATGTGCCGAGATATGGCAGCAGAGGAAGAAGAAAATAAAGGTGCTTTTCTTAAATAAAAGCTATTGTTGGGAATAAATTAGGAATAAAAGTTATTAATATGCCATTATCAAGAGATGAAAGCAAGCGAAAAAAACAGCTTGCAAACCTTGAAAAAGGTAAGTTTAAAAAAGGTGGAGTTGGCAACCCGAAGGGCAGACCGCCAAAGCCTAAGACGATGTCATTGTTCATCGAGGAAATGAAGGAGAAGGGTTACGAAGTACCTTCCTCTCAGATTATCGCAGAGTCTTTTCTGTATATTGCAACCCTGCCCGAAGATGAATTGAAGGCGGTGTTGGCTGATAAGTCACGTCCGATGATGCAACGCATTATTGCCAAGGGAATACTTGACAAGAAAGGACTTGATGTGCTCGAAAGGGTTATAGATAGAGCCTACGGAAAGATTCAGCGCATTGACCTTACAAGCAAGGGTGAGCAGATTAAGCAAGACCCATTGCAAGTACACGTTGTTACCAACAATGAAGAGTATCAGAAGATTCTCGCTGAGATTCAGAAAGAGAAGGAAAAAAAAGACGCTGAGCCAGACAGGACAGCAGAATAATAAAAGAAGCAAATAAAGGATAATAGAGATATGCCACACGTATATTTAGCAAAGAACTACATGAGGGTAAAGGCAGCGAAAGAAGCAGGGTTCACAACTTGCTCTCTTCAAGGCTCAAGTCGTAGTGCCAAGACGTATAGCGTTGTGCAGTTCCTTTGTATGTTTTGCTTCAACTATGCTGGAACGACCGTTTCCATCATTCGTGCTGGTATGCCTTCCATTAAACGAACTGTCTATCGTGATTTCAAGGATATAATGCTCAACTTTGGTTGGTGGGATGATAAGTGCATGAATAAATCGGAGTTCGTTTACACATTCCCTAATGGCTCTAGGATTGAGTTCTTCTCCACCGATAATGAGCAGAAGGTGCGTGGTTCTAAGCGTAAGATACTTTTCGTAAACGAGGCGAATGAACTTTCCTTCATTGAATGGGAGCAGTTACAGATGCGTACAACGGAGTTCTCCATCCTCGACTATAACCCATCATTCTCAGAGGAGCATTGGATAAATCAAGTGAACGAGGAGAAAAGTACTTACTGGTTCATTTCAACCTATAAGGATAACCCATTCCTCGAACCAAAGGTTATCGCTGAGATTGAAAGCTTAAAATGGAAGAATCCGAGCTTATGGCGCATCTATGGTTTGGGGCAGCGTGCCATCGTTGAGGGTCTTGTATTTGAGAATGTTGTAATTGATGACTACATACCTGTGGAGGCAATGAGGCATCATTGGCGTGGATTGGATTTCGGATATACTAATGACCCAACAGCTCTTATTGATGTATGTCTTTGGGGAGATAATCTTTATCTTGATGAAGCTTGCTACCAAACCAAAATGCTTACAGATGATATTATACGAGTAATCAAAGAGGATAAGTATAACACTGAGGTTATATCCGAGTGCGCCGACCCTCGCTTGATAGACGAAATCTATAATGCTGGAATTGATATAAAGGCAGTAAAGAAATTCCCTGGTTCTATAATGGCAGGTATTACAAAGATGCTTTCTTATAAGATTCATATCACAAAGAAGTCAACGAATCTTATAAAGGAGTTTCACAATTATACCTATCGGCAAGATAAAGAAGGTAAGTGGTTGAATGAGCCAATCGATATGTATAATCACGGAATAGATGCGGTTCGTTATTGCATTCTTAACAATGTATTAGGCGACTACGCCAGCGGTATGTCGGCAGGCGATATTCTTGGTTTAATATAGAAATGGATAGCCTATGAAGCGATATTACGACAAGCGACCAAAAGAACCTCGCAAGCGTATGCACTACAATAAGCGAGGTATCGCCAAGCACTCATTCCGCACGGAGGCAGAGGCTTTGCGGTTTATCAAGAAATGCAAATTAACTGAATACACGCCGTATCTGTGCGCAGAATGCGGTTACTGGCATATAGGTAGGCGATATAAAAGATAAGGGCAGAGAGAGCGAATAAAACGCCTTTCTGCCCTATTGTTTACACGCACTTTCCGCTTTCTTTCCTTATATTATACGTATTTATTAACTTTGCCCTCATAAATAAACGTTTATTTGATTATGAGAGCAATAGAACAAATTGTAGCAATGCCAGAGGCATCCGATGTATATAAGATGCTGACGGCGAGAAAGCAGAGATTTACCGTTCCCTTGGAGATTGCGCATCAGCAATGGGAGCCTGAGCAGCACAGAATCTTTGACCGTAACTTCCGCAAGGATAAGATGATAAATGTGCCGACTGGTCAGACCGACCCGATTACAGGAAAGCCAATCTATAAGAAACAGAAGGTGAAGGTGTGCAGAATCGCCATACCTTTTCAGAAGTCAATCGTGAATCTCACGGTCGGTTTCTTGCTTATGAATGCCGTTACCTACAAGGCTACGGCGCATGGCGTTGACGTGAAGAAGATGAATGATAAGCAGCAAATGCTCTTTGATGCCATCAATCACTGCTATCACGATAACAAGATGAAGTACTTCGATAAGCGACTGGCTCGCATTCTCTTCAAGGAATGCGAATGCGCCGAGCTGTGGTATATGCCTACGGATGCCGAGGGCAAGCTAAGACATGAAATTAGAGTGCAATTGCTCGCTCCTTCCCTTGGTGATAAGATATACCCACATTTCAATGACTATCATATCATGGATGGCTTTGCGAGGGAGTACTATATCACTGACGAGCTTGGCACGCAAGAGCTTCATTTCGATGTTTACACAAACCTTTATTGCTATCAGTATATCAACGATAAGGGCGGAGGCTGGAAGCTATTGAAGGCAGCTAAGCACGGCTTTACCAAAGTTCCAGTGGTCTATTATCGCCAAGATAAGCCAGAGTGGGCAGATGTTCAGTGGGCGATTGAGAGAGTTGAAACCTGCGTATCAAACTGGGGCGACACAAACGACTACTTCGGCACGCCAAAGTACTATGTGAAGGGACGCTTGGAAGGCTTCGCCGAGAAAGGGGAGCAAGGTACGGTGTTCCTAGGTGGAGAGCAATCAGATATGCGAGTTCTCTCTTGGGACAACTCGCCTGAGAGCGTGAAGGGTGAAATCGCCTATCTTTTCAATATTATCTATTCGTTCACGAATATTGCCGACATTAGCTTCGAGAATATGAAGACCTTGGGCAGCAACACCAGTGGAGCGGCTATCCGATTGATGTTCACTGCACCTTACATGAAGGCAGACTTGAAAACTGAGCTATTCGGAGAAATGTTCACTCGCCGTAGCAATATTGTGGCGAACGGCATTTGCAACGTAGGCGCATACGTCAAGGGAATTGATAATTCCGTAGCTGAGGATATTGACTTTGAGCCAGTATTCAAGCCATATCTGCCAAAGAATGATGTTGAAATGTTGCAACTTATCACTTCATCCAATGGTGGTGCGAAATCTACCTCTAATCGCCGTGCCATCGAGCTTAACCCTCTCAATGATGACCCTGATAAGGTTGAGGAAGAAATGAAGAGTGAACAGGAAGAAGCGTTAGCGCAGCAAGCAGCCCTTTCGGGACTTGGTAGTGCCGCAAGTGGAAGTCAGTCAGTTTCAAATGAAGAAGAGGAAGAAGAATAACTATGCCGAAGAAGCTCACATTAAAACAGCAGAAAGAACAACTGAATAATCTGTTCGCCGTTTATAACAAGCGGTTGGGCAGATTATACAGCGATTATGTCAAGAAGCTTACCTCTCTTGGCTATGGAGAAGATGTGCTCGAAGATGATGCGCTTTTTAACTTTGATAACTTTCCTCAGTTAAAGGCTCGTTTGAACGACATCTTTAATGATTACTATCAGAACAGCCTTCTTTGTTATAAGAGCAGCATCACCGATGGCGTTGCGTTGGCGTATAACCACGATGAAATGGTTATAGGCGGTTATTCCGTGCTTACTGACAAAGCTATAAGGATTGCACGAGATACCGCCGCAGCCACGTTTATTTCAAATCGCTTGAAAACAAAGAACGGATTGAATCTCGCTCAGATTGTTTGGAACTACTGCCAACAGACGAAGAGCGAGTTTGAAATGGCTATGAGCAACACCATTGCGGATGGAATCAAACAAGGCTCATCAGCAGAGGAAATCGGCAAGAGTATTCGCAGATACCTTAATGACCCAGATATGATGTACCGCCGTTACCATACCATCAAGGTTCAGAAGAACGGAAAGAAGAAAGATGTGGTGACTTGGCGCAGACGTAGAATCATTGACGGCAAGGTGCGCTTTATTGAAGAGCCATTGGAGAAAGTAGGTATGGGTGTTTACCGCTCGGCAAGAAAGAACGCTCTCAGAGTAGCAAGAACGGAGATAAATGCCGCATATCACAAGGCAAGAAACGAGCGATGGCAGAACGAGCCGTTCGTTATCGGTCAGTATATTCACGTATCACCACAGCACAATATTGATGATATATGCAATGACCTCGAAGGTCGCTACCCGAAAGATTACGTATGGATTTCTTGGCATCCTCAATGTATCTGCACCTCAGACCCTATCACCATACAAGGCGAGGAGAAGAAGGAGTTTTATAAACGCTTGATGGCTGGCGAGGATATGAGTAACTACGTATCCCCTTTTGCCGTGCTCACTATGCCCGAGAAGTACAATCAATACATCAAGGATAACTCCGAAGCTATCGTGAAGGCAGGAATGAAGGGTAAATTGGCTTGGCACTTGCAAGATAACACAAAGTATTGGGCGCATCTTTTAAGCCCGTCAGACCGCAAGAAATTGGGGTTAAAGGCGATTTCTTCTAGGGAGCTTATACTTGCGAAGGCAAAGGAACGCCACGCCCTTAGAACTAAGGAGCAGATAGATAAAATACAGAGCCGATGGGATAAGCATAGACGTGACTATTACAATGGCTTGGTTCATAATCTGCTTGGAAGCAAATCTGTTACGGATATAAAGAGCCAAGACCTCTTTGAACGTTACTATGCTATCCGCTACGCAATCAAGGACAAAAAGAGTGCTTCTGAGATAGCTTCCTTGTTTGATAGATTCAAGCGAGGTTATCAGACTAAACTTGCATGGACAGACCGCAAGGTTGCAATGAATGTTATGAAGGTGGCTGCTAATTACGGAGAAACCGATGTTTCTTCCGTTCTGAGCGCATTAAAATCTGCTGACTATACATTGGCTAGGAAAGAAGCCAAAACACTCGCAAACGCCATTTCTGCTATTAAAAAGGATGAATTATCACTTTCTGCTCTCATCCCTGATGTCAATAAGTGGCATAAGCAGTTCACGTCCCAGGAATTGCACGGAGTATATGATGCCGTAGAAGCGAAGTTGGCTCAATGGCAAAGCTTGACGCTTGAAAAGCAAGTTAGCAAATTGCAATTTGAGGCAGTTGATTTCCTTGGTGGAAATATGCACGGGGTTCAACAAAAGTATGCTACATGGAAGGTATCGCAAGCGGCATATCTCAAAAAGCTTGATGAGGTAAAAACGGCGATTGATTGGGTGAATATCAATAAAGCTTATGCTGACGTAAAAGGTTATAAGACACAGAGCAAGATATATCATAAGCTTATCTATGACCTTGAACACGCTATGCTCGCAAAGGATAAGACCCTTGCTGAGCAGTTGCTTTATGAAGCTAAGCAAAAGAAAGAAACGCTTATTAATGCGAAAGCAAAACGAAATGCGAAGAATGTTGTATTTGATACAGACCGATTCTCTCAATCAAGGAAAGATGCCGCAGTATGGGATAAGGGTAATGGTGCAAAAGCTGATAAAACCCTCGTAGATGTTGCATCCAAACAATGGATAGCAGCAACAGAAAAAGAAAAAGATTTCACATACGAATACACTCATCATTATTGCGATGTAAATGAACCATTACAAGGAAGAAAATATGATAGTTACCAAACGAAGGAAAGGTTCATAGAGAAGGTTAATAATATAACAAGCTATATAGAAAAGAACGAACTTCCTACCGATATGTGGTTTACAAGAGGTGATGATGGAATGAAAGTTATTGAATCACGAATTAATTTTGCTGGCGGTTCTATGCCAAAAAACCTTCAAGACCTTGTTGGAATGGAAATGCAAGAAGGTGGTTTTATGTCAACTGGTAGCCGAAAAGGAAAAGGCTTCAATACTCGAAGTGTTATCATGAACATATATGCACCAAAAGGGACAAAGGCTGCTTACGTAGAACCTTTCTCTGCTTTCGGTTGTGGTGATAAAAGAAGTTGGGATGGAGTAAGTCGTTTCTCTACATATAGTTCCGAGCACGAGACACTCTTTCAGAGAGGAACACGAATGCGAATAACAAAGGTTTATGAAGAAGGAGGAAAGACCTACATAGACTGCGAGGTTATAGGGCAAGAAATAAGAGATTTATCTTATGTAAAGGACAGCAATATCGGATATTAAACAAAAAAGGTGTACCATTACGGCGCACCTTTTTTCGTTATAGTTCGTTTGGAATTTTATCCTCTGGGAAATGGTCGTTTGGGATAAAGAGGTATTCGTCTATCAGCTTATAGAACCTATCTATCTCTTCCTTAATATTGTAGGCTGCTTTAGCCCATGAAGTGAACATTATAATAAGCAATGTATGTGGAATCCCCTTATATTCCTTACCATTGATTTTCTTATAATATTCTTCCTCACCTTTAAACTTTCCTTCGCTATTAACATACACTCTTTCCATATCCCAAAACCAAGCCATATTTTCGTTGGTATTTGGGTTCTCACCACCTCTATAGTATCGGCAGTGCTTGATTAAATCTTCCTTATTCGCCATATCTATCAATAAATTTAGTTACTACATTTTTCATATCCAAAGGGAGATAGTTCAATGCTTTTTCCTCCATTTCTTGTGGAATACCAAAGAGTGGCTGAGCGATTGAACCAACGATTGCTCCCATCGTATCGCTATCACCGCCGTATGATACAGCATTTCTGATTGCATCCTCGAAGCTACCACTATTAAGGACTATCATAAAGGCGAGTGGAACGCATTCTTGGCAAGTTTCTGCCCATTTCCCTCTTGGAATAAGATTCTTATCCCAATCAGAACCATAATATTGTTTTGCTATCACCCTAATCAAATCTTTTTGTGTATATGCCTTTAAAGCATGTACACAATCTGCTACAGCAGTAGCACCAATCAATCCTTCAACGTGGCTATGCGAAATCTTTGCGCTCATCATTGCCTGACGAATAATATCAGAATTTTCTTTGAATGCCCAACCCACAGGACTAACTCTCATAGCTGCTCCATTTCCAAAACTATCATAAGACTGTGGATTCGAGCTACGAACCCATTTTGCGAAGCTTGCGCCATACCCACCCATTGGGTTTAGATACTTCTGACACCAGGATTGAAGCGAGATACTATAATCTTCGACATTCGGCTTTTCATTACCGTCTTTTCTAAGAATAGCATCAGCTACGGCTATTGTACAGATGGTATCATCTGTAAAATTACAACCTTCGTCAAATAGTTTAAAGTTATAATCAAATGTGTTATTAAACTCAAACTTTGAGCCTATAATATCACCAATAATTGCTCCTATCATAACTGTATCTCCTATTTTAATGTTAATTATTCGCAAATTTACGAAGAAATATTCAGATAACCAAATATTTTTTATTACTTTTGCATTAATTGTTGTATCGAGTGCGTATCTCCTATGTGCTCACAACGTTAAACAAAACAATTATTTACATCTAGCATCGTCCTCATTCGTATCTCCGAGGGCGGTGCTTTTTGTTTATAAGAACTCCTTTAAAGCAACGTGATAAACGTCATACATCAGGCGAGTTACATATAATACGGCAACCTTATCAACTACGAAAGAAGGATAAGGCTTACCCTCTTCGATGATTGTGTTTAACGATAATTTCGGGTACTTGGCTGAATACAGCTTCAATGCTTTCAGAAGCTCATCCAACCTTTCTTCCCCGAATGCTTGCTTTATCTTCTCCTGATTTCTGAGAGCGAAACGAGCCATAGATTAATTACTTTCGATAATTGTGAATACGTTCTCTATCATATCGTTACCGAAAAGTGTAGCTATAACATAAGTTTCATTTTTGTTTGGTTTAACCTTATCTATTAGACATTCTTCCATTCTAAAGACTTTCTTCAGTAAAGTAGTTCTTGCTAACTTTACGCTTTCAAAACTACCACCAAGTATTCCTTTTTCTCTATTCACCACTTTGCGAGGAGCGTTCTTTACGTTTATCGCTGTGCTATATGTTACAACATTTATCTGATACATAATCTATATTTATTTACTTTTCTACTTCATAAAGATATTGAATATCCCCACCGCCAAGAGTGAGGATAACCGAAGGCTCGCCGAGCATTGGCTGCTTATGGAAATCACACCAATACCAATGATTCCGTTTCAGCTTACCTTCTATCACATTCAGCTCCAAATCATTCTTTTCAGGAGCTTCAAGATAATCCTTGCCCTGTCGCATATCCAAGCGATATAAGGCTAAAAGTACGTCAAATGCTCTCATATCTTACTCGGCTTTATTAACGACAACAAGGCTTTCTAATCTAGCCAAGAATGTGTGGTAATCATCCTCGCAGAGAATCACTTGACCGCCCGTTGGTGTGGTCTTGCAATTAAGCTTTATAGATGTTTCTATACCGCCATTTCGTGAAGGTTCAACGTAAGCGATATTATCTATATTAACAAGGGTACAATGCCCTTTATACTTTACCTCAATAAACTTTGTCATAATCTTAATTATTTATATCCGCATTTTATACCAGAGCAGCAGCCACCTAAATAGAAGTGGCAGAAGCCTAAGAAATAGTGCTTACAATGCTCATTTATCTTAATTTCTTTCTTTTTCATAATTGAATGAATGTAGCAGTTTATTCTTCTTAAAATCATAAGAATAGCCCTTATCCTTCATTATCCCTAACAAGTAGCCTCTTTCTGTATCATTTGCTTTCCTTAGACACCCTGTAGAGTACTTTACATTCGTAGAGGTATTGCCTGCCCCTATTCCTAATTTCTCGAATATGAAAGAATACTTAGCATGAGCTTCTATCCAATCATTATTGTATATTCTGTGTAGAATGAATACGCAATACTCACCACGCCAATCATTATACAATACCAAGACATCGCCTTCTTTATACATAATCTCCTTTTAAAAATTGTTCGTATTCAAATATGATAGATAGGCATTACAACCTAATCTACCAAACTTCGAGTTGTAGCAAGTGTTATACTTCTCACAGCTATAACACTTGCTTAGAAATTCTTGCTTACTCATATCCTTTAGATTTCAACGACTTCAATACCTTTCTTTGGATTCTTAGTTGCTCTATCCAAGCTAATCTTGCCATTGAATACCCCCTTGACGAGAGCATAGAATGTGGTGCGTTTAATACCATTCTCTTCGATTGTAGGAACTTTGCCGTATCGCTCGCATTCAATACCCTTATCGGTGAGAATGGTATTGATTTCCATTACGCCGTAGTAGGATTCCTCGAAACGCTTCTGAATGATTTTGCCGCATACCTTTACCTGATTGCCCTTCTGAATACTAAGCTCTGGCTTCAAGCTATCCTCATAGGCTTTCACAAGGAAGAAAGCATATACATCTTGCTCTTGGAAGCAATAGAAGTTCTTTGCTACCGCAAGCATATCCTCTTCAAATTCGGTCTTAGGCTGAATCTTTGCACCGAACTCGCAAACTGCCTTCACGTAAGCTTCATCAACCTTGAACTTTTTGCTATTCAAAATAGTGTCGATGCCATCCAAAGTAGCTGAGCGATAACGGACGTGTTCAACTTTTGTTCCCTTCTTATATACGGGACAAATATCATACTGAGCTTTCGCTGCCATAATAAGGTCGGATTTAAGGATAGCATTCTTATAGCTTGAATCCTTTCTGCCGCCCCATTTCTCAATATCACCAAACTCATCATCTGTAGCATAGCTAATTCTGTAATCATAGAGTTCATAGAGCTTTTTGGTAAAGTCGGATATGTAGTACATATCATTAATACCAAACTTCTTGATACATTCGCAACCTACTTGTAATTCCTCGCCCGTCTTCACATTTTCAACGACATAGGCATTCTTGCACCAATGACCGCAAAAATCACATTTACCATAGTCTGCTCCGTGCGCAGGGTTCTTAAAAATAAGCTCCTTGGTTGGGTCGGCAGGAGTGAAAGCATCGTCCTTATATGTAGCAAGGAGTCTCCAACCGCTCTGCTCTGGTATGTCTATCGTAAGGTCACACACCTCATGGAAAACCTCGATTCTCTGCCCTCCAATTCCTTCTTTATTGATTACTGGATGATAAAACAACTTCTCATAAGGCTTACCTACTGAGTAGGTAAAGCCTTCAACGTTCTTCTGTGTCTTATCAGCAAACTTCTTCAAAGAATCAACTAAGTCTGATGGAATAAATGTATTGATAGTTCTCATTGTCGTATCTCCTATATATTATTAATTAGTAAAGCTGTTCTGTTCTTGTATAGCAGCTCTTTATAGCATATTCTATACGCTTTTTCTCTGCTTCGTTATAATCAGAGCTAATGGCAACTGTCTGCCATTTGCCACCTTCGTAAATCTGAGCAACGTAATCAAAAACGTTAGCCTCTACTACCTTTCCGTCAATCATTTTAACTTCCATTGTTGTATCTCCTATAATTTAATCAAGTTTTGAAACCAAGTAATCAAGCTCCTCCTCGCTGAGTGCAATCTTATTCTTGCGCTTAATCTTAATGGTGTTATCCATTCCGATTTTCTTCATTGCAACATTGAGTGAATTGCCACCCTGTGCTTCCGTTACCAGCATATCCTCAACGAAGTCAAGCATATCTTGGTCGTGAGCTTTCTGCTCTTCATGCAACTTCTTTTCAAGCTCTTCTGCCTTCTTGGTAAATGAGCAACCCATTTCGATAGCGAAATCATCGTGAATATTCTGTATCATCTGCTCGATATCGGTTGAGCTAAAAAACTGATTGAAGTATGTATCACCTCTTTTGTCGCCCATCAGAGCCATAAGATGCTTAATTTCTTCTTGCTTTGTCATCATTGTTGTATCTCCTATAATTTAATTGTTAAACCTATTTATTAATTATTTACACCGCAAAATTAATAATTTCTTTTGAAATTACCAAATTTCCTCTGTATTTTTATTAATATTTTAATAGCCTTTAATATATCAATATGTAAATTAAGGTTATTTTAATATAAAAAATGCAATATAAATATATAGTAACCGATTTTTCGCTACCTTTGCATTCATAACCAAATCAGAAGAGTTATGACACAGATTTATGACGCATCACCAAAGGAGTTGGCGGCAATGGCTCAACGCTACCTCCATGATGGAATACCAAGCAGAGCCACGTATTGCTACGAGCGGCTGATATACCTCGGTTGCTTGCGAAGAACGGGGTATCTTCGCCTTGCCTTAGTATATACCAAGCAAGGAAAAGATAACGCCGCTGAGCGTGTTTTAAATAGGTATCGTGCAATTTATAAATATTAATATAGGAGATACGAAATATGAAGAAGCTTTTATTTATCGGAGCTATGCTATTTTTTACAATGCAAACATACGCACAAGAGTGGTCGAGTACTTTACACAAGGCAGATGAATTAAAAGGAACGAAAGAGTATGTATCGTTTATGTATGAGGACGAAGAAAAGAATTCATTCATCTTTTGGTCTCATTATAAGAGTGATTTTAGAATCATTTGCAATGAAGGTATCTTTGATTACGATAAGAATAACTCCTTTGTGGCTACATTTGGATATTATGATGAGAATGGGCAGCTCAAAAAGAAACAGAAGATAACTATGTTCTTGGAGAGTGGAAATCCTAAAACGGCATCACCAGGAATATTTAAAAAAGGTGATGTTGTTAAATATTTAAAAGAGGGTCGTGGATATATAAGGGTTCTCGCAAAACAATTTGAGCGAGTAGCTTTATGGGAAATGAAAATCCCTTGTATGGATAAATAGAGATGAAAGAGATAGACCACATTAACGTACACCCATTAAAAGAAATTTTTGATGGAGAGGCTTCTGGCTTCACCCCTTGGCTTACAAAGAATATTGGTGTGCTGGCTGAAAAGCTTGGTATCAATATATCAGAGGCAGAGAAAGAGCATAAGCTGGAGACAATGAAAGTTGATATTATAGCCAAGGCAGGTGATGATGGCGAGAAAAGCATAATCATAGAAAACCAGTTCGGCGATAGTGATTCAGACCATCTTGGAAAGGTGATAACGTATGCCGCTCATCATCATGCCGACTATGCTGTATGGATAGTTGAGAAAGCGAGAGCGGAGCATATCAGTGCCATTCAAATGCTAAATGACTCAACCATACAATGTAACTTCTTTCTTGTGGAGGTTACGGCTGTAAGTATTGGCGATTCAAAACCTGCACTTCTATTTGATATTGTATGCCAACCACCTTATGAAAAGAATGAAGCTTCGCCGAAGTCAAATACAGAGCAAAGGCTGATTGATTTCTGGACGGCATTCAATGAATATGCAAGCAAGAATGGGGCGAATTTCCAAAAGATGCCACAGAGCTATCACTGGATGAATATATCAACAGGAACGACAAAGGTACATTATGACCTTTTCATCCGCAAAGGTTCTGTATCTGTCCGTTTATTGCTTGATGGTTCTGATAAGGCTGAGAATAAGAAGCATTACAGAATGATAGAAAAGGATAAGGATTCTATCAATGAGGCATTCGGCAAGCCGCTCCTTCAGTGGAATATAGCAGAGGATAATAAAACAAGCGTTATCTTTGCGACAAACTATGAAAGAGGCGGTTATGAGCAAGATGATTGGAAGCCTATCTTTGCCTGGTTGCTTGAAGCTTACAAGAAACTATCAAAGATATTCAAGCCATATATAGAAAAAATAAAGAGTGAGGTATAACCGCCCCACTCTTTTCTTGTATATTACTTTGGCGTGCCTAAGTAATCGTTAAATCGCCTCACGACCTTCAATCACATTCAGATAGATATTGCCGCCCAAGATACCACTGAATGCCATTACGGCGTTGCCCATACTCTTAGCGAAGGTCTCCGCTTCCTTTGAATCCTCGATACCCTCGTTTGCGAAGAATGTAAGAGTCTTCTCCTGAATGGCGATAATCTCCTTCAAGAGGGTGATGCACCGCACGGTCTTATCACTAACTGAATACTGAACTGAATTATCCATTTAAAATGCTTCATTTAAAGATTCTAATTCTGTTCTTATTTCCTTCTTAGAAAGTTCCGTGATAAAATCTGCATATAATCTGACTTCTTCAAAAAGCTCTTTGAATTTTTCATCACCACGAAAGCCTTTCTTTTCTGAGAAAGAACCGATTTTGTTTTTAAAGACGATAACATCATTCAGATGCTCTAATACCTCATTTGTTTCATTGCTTAATGTAATCATAATTATTTTGTTTTTAGAATCGGGAGCGACCGCCGAAGCAGCCACCCCCCGAAGAGATACAACATATATTAAGATGAAATAAGAATCTAACTATTCTTCAAGATACCTTAAAAGGCGCATACGCAAAAATCCCTTTCTCCCAAAAGTACATATCCTTAATGCACTCTTCAACCGTAATTTGGGATAATTTCAATCCTCTGTGCTTAGCACGAATACGTGCATGGTGTATCAGCCTACGCATATCTTCTTTATCCATACCTTACGCTCCTTTCTTAAATCTTTTTGCACCATCCTTGAGCTCGCAGAAGCCATCCTCCTCTCGCAAATTATAGAGAGCTTGCGTTTCTTCGGACATACTATAAAAAGCCGAAATACGAGCCTTCTTTGCGTTGATAGGATTGTAGATAGTTCTTGTTATATCAGACCATACGGCAATAACCTTCTTATCTTTTTCGATATTATCACAGAATTTCTCTACTTCATCGTGCATGATATCGTATAAGCAGTTATCCGCTTGCGTGAATGCCATCTTAGCCCGATGATTCTCGTAGCTTGGAGCAATATCAACTCCATACTCCCTTTCTGTAATCTCCATAACGTGTATATGGGTATCATTAATCTGCTGTACAAGGTTCTGAATGGTGATAGCATAAGAACAGAGATAAGGGTTATACTTGCATTTAAGATTGCGAAGCTTATCTTCAATCATCTTTCGCAACTTCTCAACCTTATCCTTAATCAAATCCCACAGATAAGTAGAATACTCATTATAGTAATCCTCATCCATGTGTCGCTCATACAACTTCATCGTGTCACGGACGGATTTCTGGCAATTTGTAAAATGCTTTTTAAGATTGAACTTAAACACCTTCTTCTTATCGAAGACCTCCTTAGAAATAAGAAGGAAGTTATCTGCCAAGATAAACTCCATATAGCAGCTTTGGCAGAGGGTAGAATAAGCGTAATCAAGGGCTTTCTGAATCTGCTCGTTATCAATGCCGCTCGGCACATAGATAACGGCTTTATAGCCCGAAACGTCCGTTTCTACATATCTTCCTTTATCTATCTTGCAATTATTGTGATTGCCTAGCAAAATAGGTGCTTCCATACTCTACTCCTCCTTATCTCCATTACCTTGAATGAGGCAAGCAAATACGCCTACGCTCACAATAACCGCCATAAAAATAACAAATCCCATACCTTATCCCTCCTTTTCTTTTAAGAACCGCACAAGGCAGTTGTAATTCTGACTAAGGCAGTTGAGAATCTTTATTTGCTCACTACGTATCAAATCCTCGAACTGTACCACTTTATCATTTTTATCCTTTATGGTCATACCGCAAAGGTCGCCACCGAGTTCAAGTGTGACTGTTAGACTAATATTTTTCTTATCCATATACCATACACTAATTAAATGATTGTATTTTTTGAAATTTCCTTCTCTTTATTATATTCAATGCGGGCTTGCTTATAGCCTTTCTTATAGCCCTTTACGAATGCTTCAGAACAAACTTTAAACTTTGCCTCCGGGCAAGGATAATGGTTACACTTACCACAGGAGCGGTCTCTGCCATTCACTGTGCGAGCTTTTTGGTCTAAACTTACTTTTGCCATAATCAATCAACCTTTAACAACTTCATAACCACGATTAACTAACTCTTGAACTAGCGAATCATCGCTAGCGTATGTAATATTCTGTTCCATAAAGGAAACTTGGTCGGCATCGCTCATTCCTTTAAAGAGTTCTTGAACATCAACTGAAACCTTTGTATCTACGTCAAATTTCATAAGCTACAGATTTATGATGATTATTCCATTATCAAGCAATACGCATCCCATAACGAACAGAATCATCAAGAATGCCGTGATGCATAACCTTTCACTAAGAGTGATAACACTTTCTATCTTTCCGCTTATCGCCCCAACAGCGGTAACGCTGCTGAATGCGATAACCATTGCGCCTATAACGATTAATATTTCTCCTGTTCCCATTTTTCAACCTTCCATTCTTCTGTAATATCCATCTGTTCACGATATTCCTTTACCGCATTGGTAAAGTAAGGAGAGATATTCAAATCCTTAACAAAAGAGGTGATGGTTTCCGTCTGATGATAGTTATCACCTTGTACCCATCCATCATCCTCTTTAACGAAGCAGAAAACGGCAAAACAAGATTTCTGTTCACCCGTTTCATTATCCCATATCTGTTGTCTTCTTGCACAGAACTTCATTGTTCGTTCGTTATTGAATAACTCATAGCCATCACCCGTGCGTTGAGCAAAGGGTACTTCACCCTTTGCTTCTATGATAAACTTCTTTTCTTTAATCTCTTCCATAATCATTATGTATTAGATATTTCTGAATAACTTTCATTTTTGCCGCAAACAACTCTTACGTTGAGAAGATTGTTAAGGGTGAAACCCATTCTCCAACTAAACCAAAGATAACCAATCTTCTCAGCAACCCTTATTGCGGTATCAGCATACTTCTTTGCATCACCCTTAAAAGGTTCTGAGCCATGATAGGAGAAGCCATTATCAAAGACTAGTTTGAATACCTTGTTCTTAGGTAGCTGATACTTACAGAAATCATCATAAGGAAGAATATTCCCATCTACCTCAAAGCAAATCTGCTTATAATCAAGGAAGGAAACAAACCCTTTATCATTGATAGTAAGATTGCTTCTTTTAAAGATAGCTAAAGCATCTTCCTCTTCCTTTTTATTAAGAATGCGATAATTAGTAAAAATTATCTCGCACCCGATTTTCTGCGGAACAAAATCAACGATAGCAATAAGTGGGCTAAAATTGCAATATGAGTCAGATTTTGCCATTCCTTGCTCCTTTAAGAATTGTTCACTATCATACTTATTGAGATACACGATAGCCAAAGGAAACTTTTTCCTAAATACTACGTTTAAATTCTTAAATTCTACGAACATAGCCTACGTTTTAATACATGTCGTTTTCACTAAAACCATTGATAAAGATTAGCTTCTTATCATGGTCTATCTCCATATCTTGAGCGCAAGCCCAATTCAAACAATGATTCAGCTCATCTTCGAAAGTCCCCATAAACGAACCTCCTGGTCGATGAATTTTTCGTTCACCATCACGTACAAGCTCTCTACTACCAGCACCCTTCCAAGCGAAGCCAGCCATCCAGCGAACCTTGTAATCTGGGTATTTAGCTACCTCTTCTCTTACTTTTTCATTGCTACACAAATTAAAATTTACTACATTTCCCATTGTATTGTATCTCCTATATTTAAACGTTAATTATTTCTTCTTCATACATTCCTTCACTGCGTATTGGCTTTTAAGAAGGCATTGTGTTGCATTCAACCCTTTCAGAGGAATAAAATACTCTACGATAGCATTCCAACGTCCTCTGAACGTACCCGAACCCTTTGCGTTGGCGATAAAAGAATCTTCTGTAGATTCGCTAACCAAAGCACCTGAGTACTTGGTAATAACCTCGCCCGTGTATTTATTGATAATTGTAATCATTGTCGTATCTCCTTTATTGTAGGGAGCAATAAAATTATCGCTCCCTCATTGATTTATTATCGGTATTAAAGCTCTTTTGTATAAACTTTGTAACCATACTCTCTGAGCATATTCAGAAACTCAAAGAACCCTCTTTCAGTCTGTTCTTTACTCTTTGGTGCGACACAATTATAAGTAGTCTCACCATCATTAAGCAAGAAACACTTGCTACTCTCTGTTTTAACTGTTGCAAAAATCATTGTCGTATCTCCTATAATTTAATTGTTAAACCTATTTATTAATTATTTACACCGCAAAATTAATAATTTCTTTTGAAACCACCAAATTATCTCTGTGTTTTATTAATATTTTAATAGAAATTAATACAAAACCAAAGAAATCCGATATTTTTACACAGAAAACTTCTCTTTTATCCATTTTTCGATGGTTAAGATAAACTCATCCAAGGAGCGGCAAATGCTGTACTGAAAGCCTAATCGCTCAACATCGGACTGAAATTTGGCTTGTAAATCAGATTGATATCCGCCCTTCGTCTTAACTTCCACAAATAGGACATTTCCATTTGCTATGATGATAAGGTCGGAGAAGCCAGCCAAAACGCCCTCACCCTTCATAATCTTCGCTTCAAGCGCACTTCGTTGTCCTCCGTTAGGGATGGCAGCAATGATGTAATGAGGATATTGCAAGCGAAACCACTTCACCATCTGAATCTGAATCTGCGATTCAATATGCCGTGGTTTACTTCTGCCTTTCTTCTGGCTCTCCTTCTTTAAAAACTCATCGTACTTCATTATTGCATATAATTTCCATAAATCTTCTTGACATAAAACTCTATCATTTCTTCATCGTGCCTTCTGCTTGAAAGATAATCACCGCAGCTAATCTTCTTTTTGCATAAATCAACATCGTTCTTTGCTAAGCGGTATCTGTAATCAAAAAGAGTTCTTATATCATCAAGTCTGTTACATAACAAAGTCTTTTCCTCATAAGCCTTTTCAAGCTGTTTATTGGTTTCTTTTAACTCTTCATTCTTTTTGATAAGGCGGAGAATCTTTTTCTGTAAGCGATAGACGAATATCCACATAGCGATAAAAGGCAAGAACAATATCGCCGCCGACCAACCATCTTTGACCGCACTACTGATACAGCATCCTAGCAAAAAGAATGCACACAGCAGCTCAACATGAGAGCCGCACCAAGATAAAATCTTCTTCATATTGATATATTATTTATCAGTTTCTAATTTTGATACCTCGCTATTGAAGTACTTACGCATACCTTCGTAAATCTTCAACTGACGAGAAAGTTCTTTGTTCTTTCTGAGAAGCTCATCACGCTCAGCAACGACCTTCTCGTAATCATTGTGTCTGTTGTTTAATTTATTAAGCAACTCACCTTGCTCTTTAACCTTCTTCTGGTAACGAGTTAGCTTAGTTTGCATTTTCGAGTAGTTTTCTAACACTCTAAGCACTACTCTTTCATAAGGAACATCATTATTGTACTTTGTTTCTTTCATTCTTATTCTCCTTTCTTCTTTTTAGCATTTTCAAATATAGGATATTTCGCTATCTGAGTGATAGCGACTTCTTCGGCATCACGCTGCTCCTTGGTCTTCATCCAATGTAAGCAAGGACGGTGTTCAGACATAGTAAGAGATGTTATCAGTCCTAACATCTCGTCAAAACCAAGTTTACCGCTACTTTTATCACCTTGAAAGACCTCGAAATAGCCATTATTATACTGTTTAATAGTTATATCTTCCATATTATAAATGTTTTTTAGCCTTTTCATATACACTAATGATATACTCATCAGTTACGACCTCATTATTCAATCCATAGCGGAAGAACTGCTCCTTAGATAGAGAACTAACCCCATACTCTCTTGCGATTGTAGAGATACCTCTAAGAGAGCCCGTTTCTTTGAAATTGGCAACAACCTCCTTAACATAGCTAACGAACTTCTTACATTGAGTATTAGAGAAAGATGAATCGTTATCGCTTTTTGTATCAAAGACAGGTTTGTTATCATTCTGTTCGACTGTATTATCAGAGCAAAAGACCTCTATCTTTTCGTTTGCGCTATCCATAATAGCTTTGATAGATTCAAGCATTCCGTTAGCTTTGGTTAAATCCATAAGTATTCTGCTATATCGTTTACCGCTCTCAGCATTTTTAGCTTTGAGCTGTTCGTATCTATCCTTATAATCGATATTAGACTGAATACCCACACCGCTGTAGCGGTTAAGCATATTACGATACAGAATATCCTTCTGCTCTAGCTTCTTTTTCAACTCTTCGTTTTCCTTTTTGAGCGCATCGCATTCTGCTTGCTTCTTATCGAAGTTTTGCATAATTGTCTTTACTTGCAAATGTGCTGGTAAGTCCTTATTAAATTTCGTCATAACCTATTCATTTTTTATACACAAAGAAAGATACAATTAAGGTAAAGCTACTTCACCTCTTCTGTATTTCTCCCAAAACTCTTTATCGTACCTAACTCCTTTTTTGAACCGATGTCCGATAGTGTTACCTTTTTCGAATCTACAGCCATAGTTGTTACCTTTCTTGAAAGAAAACCTTTTGCTACTTGCTTTAGAAACGATATTCGCTATCTTTATAGTTGCTAATTTCTTAGAGTAGAGCCATCTTTCATTTTTTCTCAATCCAAGAGAGCGGGCTTTGTTTTTAACCTGCCTTATTTTACAACAGAACTCTTCGGCAACTTCCTCGTTTGTGTGAAAAGGAAAGTATTCTTTGAATCTTCGTTCTTCATCTTCACTCCAATACCGATAACTACCACGATAACGAATATCTCCGAATTTAGCAACAAATCTTGGTGATGCCGTTTTTGCTCCTTTCTCCTTTAATCGCCGTCGGACAGTCTCATAAGGAATTTCTACTTTCTTGCTAATTTCACGAATCGTAAGACCTTGTATATACAGAGCTAATAATCCATCATCTATAGAATGGGGATATTTCAGCACACAACAGCCTTTATTTTCTATTCCCATACCAGAGTTTTTAATTGTTCGATATTCTGATAAGAGATTTTGCATTTCTTATTCTCGTAGCAACCATCTTTAGCAAGGGCGTTCCACAGAGCATTAAGACAGATGCCAATCTTCTCTTTATCATACTTCAGATAAATCTCTGGGCAGGTACGGAAAGGCTCAGGCTTTTTATCTTTCAGTTGAACCACAACGACCCTCTTTGCCCTTGTTGGTCTATTACTCAATTCTATCATTTATTCACCTCACTTTCTATCTGATTCTGTGATTCACGGATAAGCAAGTCAAGCACCTTACTAATAATATTCGGATTCTTTATACTATAATCACCGATATTAGTTAGGAGTTTCACCTCAACGACCATTCCGTTATTGCGCAGCAGTTTATATTGAGCATTTAACTCTTTAATTTTATACAACTTATCCATATAAACACTATTTGCTATTATACGCAAGCATATACAGCCTACGATGCTCTTTATGAGCATTGTACCAAGCCTTGGCTCTTTCAATACAAGCCTCACGATGCTTCTGATAGTAGGTCTTGCCGTATTTGCTTCTGCGCATTTTACGTTCAATTTCTGTCATAGTTACTTGGTAGAGCGGAAGGAGATACTATAAAATAGACCTCCATCCGCAATTATATATTTCACAGCTTAAAAACCATCAGAACGGCAAGCGGAGTACCCTTCGGAATAATGAGATTACGGGAGCGTGAACCGAAGTTTGTCTGCTCCTGTATCATTGTCTCGTCATTGATTGAGAGTACGAGCTTTACCTTTTCCTTCTCCCCTACCTGTGTGGAAATCACATCGGAATGCTGTAAGCGATAATCTGATTCAGTAGGAAGACCATAAATTGCATTGTCTGTGATTGGAACAATCAAGCCACGATAACCCTCTTTAAGAGTGAAGTACGTTACTACTTCTATTCTTCCTTTACGAGCTTCAATATTATAAGGAGCACAGATAACAAAAGAACCGTTTGTATTAATCTCAGGTTCATAATTTAAACCTTCAACCTCAAAAGGGAACTCATTCTCTTCCTCATGCTCCTCAACTTGCTCCTCAACTTGCTCCTCACTTTGCTGCTGAGCCGCATTTTCTTGGCTCTGCGGAGTATTCTCATTCTCCATAGGCATATTATTGCCATCCAAATTCAAAGGCTGTTCTGCGCCATTTTTCTTAGGTCTTGCCATAATTTACTCCTCCTTCTTTTCCTCGTTAGACTTCTGTTCCTTCTCCTCCTTTGTCTTATGCTCGAAGACATCGTAAACATTGGTTTTGCTGAGACCGATGATTTCGTAGTCTATCATGGTCTTCCCCATCACCTCATCAATGTTACCGATTGCTCGGTGCATAGACTTTGCTTGCACGAGATAAGTCACGTTGCTACGCTTCTCCTTATTTGACTTATCATCGATGATGATAAATTGCAGTTTTGCTTTATACCAGCAATCATCATCATCCTTATCAGAGAAGAATACCTCTCTGTATGAAGCCTCTTGCATCGACTTAACCTTGAACTCGCCGCTGATATAAGCAGCCATTTCCTCTGTAATTGCGCTCTCACCTTCCGTGAAGGATAAGGCATCAATCGCATACTTTTCGGTCACAGATTTCTCTGAACCATCTTCTTGGGTCTTTTGGTAGCGGATTCCTACCTCAAACCAATTACTCGTTCTACTTCTCATATTTCTAACAATCTAAAACTAACTTAAATCCTATATCTAAGAAAGCTCTTATACTAAAAGGGCAAATCGTTTAAATCCTGTGCCTGTGCAAAAGGAGCATCGCAAGTAGATGCTCCATTCAGAGCTTCAAAGTTTGCAGGTTTCAAGCCACCTAGAATAGGCATCGCCTTCTTCTCCTCATCTGTCATTTTCTCACGAACCTCTTTAGGCAACGACTGCTTAATCATGTGAGTTTCCTCATACTTAGGGTTCTTCAACGCCCAAGCGGTAAGGTCGAGATAAGCAGCCTTCGGACGATTATTTTCATCCGTACTAATGAAGATATTATTCTCTTCAATAGGGATAACCAAGCAACGAAGCACTTCGGTTCGCCCTGGTATTTGCATAACGCCAGCTCTTTTGAGCTTCAGCAAGTTTAATTTTCCGTTATAATCTGTCATATTGTATAAATTAAAAAAAACATAGCCCCAAGAGAGGGAATCGAACCCTCGCCAACCTCCGCTTATTAAGAGCTGCTTATTACGGAGTGTCTTCGCATACATTCTTTAACACAGTAGAATAAATGAACTTATATATATTCACCTCTTTCCTTTAGGGTTTGATAAGAATATCGGTATCACTACCATACAGCCCACGCACACCCGTGCGATTGGTTTTTCTTGGGATAAAAAGCCCTACCGCCGTAGGGCAAAAAATAATAACCATAATTAATATTTATCTAACTAACAATTGACATAACTGATTACCTCACGGCAATATATATCAGAACCTAGATTTAACTTTTCTAAAAGAAAGAGCCGACACCTCACGGCGGCTTAAAGGCTCTTATTATCGACTTTTTCTATATTCAATCTTATATGTAGTTATGCGTTTGGAATCAATGTATTCTGAATGAAGCTACTCATTGCCAAGTTCTGTGAAAGAATCATTGGCTGGTCGAGCTGAGTTGACTTATACATATCGGTAGCCGCATTGTACAAATCCCAAGCGGTAACAATATTGCGCTCGTAGTAGGCAATCATCATTTTCTCGGTCAAGCGACCAATCTGTGCTTGATTGAGAGGAATGACCTGAGGGTTGCGAATGCCTTTGTATTTCGTTTCAGCAGCAACACGGAGCGAGGTCAGCATACCGATGATGGTAAACATCTCCTGTGCCTTAATCTCACGATTCTTCATACGCTCAATCATTTCATCATTGGCATCAATGATACCTCTTAGATTAGCGAGCCAAGCATCAGCACGTTGAAGAAGCTCATCGAGCTTGAAAGCTCCTCTTTTGCTATTGATGTCTGAGTAGGTAGCACCATAATGCTCGGCATTAAGAAGACACTGATTATGGCAGATAATTACGTTTCTACCAATACCTAACTGAATACCCTTCTGATGGAATGATACCGCCATATTGGTTGTAATCTCATCATTGCCCTCTCCTTTATCAAAGTCACGCAAGCGAATATTACAGAATACTCGGCGAAGGATATGAGCCTCTACAGCTCTATCACCCATCAAAGCTTCCTTCTCAGGCAAACGGGTAACACCTGGAGTATTGCGGTCTTTGTTATTCGCCGCAAAGAGGTCGTAAATCTCAGCCTTATAGCCGTGCTTCTCGCACAAGTCTTCCACCTGATGAATGAGGTCAAAATGATAGATGCCTTTCAAAGGTTTTCCGTACACATCATTCTCTTTCTCAGTGCGTTCAAGCTGTTCGATTGTCAGAATCTGTACCTTGGATGTCTCAAAATCCAAGAACTGATTCATATTATCACTCTTCAACTCTGGCTGCTTTGCAACCGCTACCTCTGCTACCTTTGGCTGTGCCATCAAATTCATTGCCATTGTGTTCATTGTTGTATCTCCTATTTTTAATACGTTAAACAAAATAATTATTACTATATATACTATTAATCTTCAATATCATTGAGAACTTCCATGTGTTGCGTTTCTCCTACCAACTCAACATTCTGCGAAAGGTTCTTTGTATTAAGGAATACCCATTTAGGTATGATGCAAAGATTATAGTTACTATCTAAGGCATCATCCTTGATAATCAGTTTAGACTTAGGCACGAAGACCTTTGTCTTACCTTCCTTTCCGTTGAAAAGGAAAATCTGAGCATTCTTTGACTGTTCCATCATCACATCTTTGCGACAACGGAATTTAACCAACGTTGTTACTATCTCCATATTACCTCCTTCTTTTAGTAAGCGAGCCAGATAGTGGCATACGCTAAGATAATTCCACTAGCGGCAAGAACTGCTGCCTGTACCGCATTCTTTACATCTTCGATTCTCCAATTATTTGGATTCATCATGTCTTTTCCTTTTTTCATTTTTTCGTATCTCCTATATTAGTAGCAGGGTGGTTAGCCCTGCTGTTACCTTTCTTAGATTTCGAGTGACTGAACCTTGCGGACAATCATTGAGATATAATTGCTCTCCTTACCGCTCTCCTTCATCTTCTCATTGGTTCGCTTATCAACCTCGAAGACAATTCTACCTAATGTATGCCCGTTGCTACAATTATCAAATGTATGATAATAGTAATCGAGATTAACTTGAACCTCCAAGAAATCATCAGGTGCATCAACCTTATCTCTTATTGCAATATAGCCTTCCAAGTGAATCTCTTTGAAGAGCATTGGTATTGTCTGAAACGATGTACTTACCAACTTCTCATACTCACAACCTCTATAGTCTTTTCTTACCTCTACAGAAAACTGAGCGTTGATGTTCAAGCGATGAATGGTTGTCTCAACATCATTGATGATGTAATCTAAGACCTGCTTGCTTAAAATCTCTGTTTTCATTGTCGTATCTCCTATTTTTTAATTTATTAATAATTTCTACATTAATTATATGTATCAAAAGCTATTTTATTAACTTTGATACCGCAAAATTAATAACTTTATCTCAGACTACCAAATTTATTAATAGCAATTTTTAATTTATTAATATTATCTATTAGTTTTTTAATAGATTTTAAATGATTATCTCAGATTTTCTTTATAATTTTGCGGCATAAAAAGGAAAGTGCTATTTTCCAAGCAAAGAAAAGAATCATATATGCCCAATCAACACAAGTGAAAGGGTTCGATATACAAACCAAGCAGAATGATAGATAGCACCTTTCATCTGTTTGGTTTTTACATTAATATATATAATGATGAAAAGAATAAGAATAGGAATACAGGAAGCTAAGTTTGCTCTGAGCGATAAGAATCGCTTAGATGCCTTCTGCTTGCTTCTTAAAATAAAGCTCTTATTCCGCTCATCAGACCTTAATCTTGTATCATATAATCATTGCGCCAAATTATTGCATATTGACAATAATAAATTGAAGAGACTGCTTGAGTATGGTTGCAAGATAGGGTATTTCCGTTTTGAAGAGAAAAACGGAAAGAAGAGATTCATTGCACGCAGCATACATTCAAATGATGGATATAGTTATAAGCTTCGCAAGGATGATTTGACGAAGATGACATTCCCTGCCCTCAAAAACCTTTTGAGAAGGATTGTTATGGAGAACCAAGTTAGAATGCAAGAAGACGTAATCAATACGCACAATAAGGGGACGAATGGGAGAAATGCGAAGACTGTTCGCAAGGCTCTCAAACGTGAAAGTCGTATGTTGAGGAAGAAGTTTAGCGATAACAAAGGTTTATCTTATGACAGAATCAAGGATGTTATCTTTGGTACGATGTACCAAGCGTTCAAAGTTACAAATCAGCTTGTAAGCAAAGGTATCATCAATAAGCGCACAAGAATAAAGGAAGTAAGGTGCGATGCAAAGGTATGTACCAATAATATGGCTATTACGGATTTTGAAGGTTCTATAATAGTGATAAGCGCAAAAAATAGAAGTGCATTTTCCATTGAATCGAATATCTATCGTATGCAGATGGACGATGCTATATCAATATCTCGTCATGGTATGAGAAGAAAGGAGGCAAAAATGTAGTTTATGTAAAATCAAAAATAATAAAATAAGGGATGAGGGCTTTAATTTAATTTATTCCCTTATAGGGGCGACAGCCCCAAGAAAGAATTAACTAACGGGCGCACATACGCCCCCACCCGATTATATAATAACACAGGAGATACAAAATGGAGAAAAAGAAAAATTGGCTCGATACTTACCTCACGCCAGCAAAAGAACTTGTTGGATATGAGTGCTACGTAAGTTGTGATTATGAAGATAAGTTCGCAACAGGAAAATTTTCAGTTATCATTATAAGGAACGGAGAAGTTGTAGCAAATGAAATGAATCACATCTATTGCGCTTCAAAGGCAGTCGTTATCGTAGAAGCAACGCTGTTTATGATGCAAAAATGCGAAGATGCCGATATTATCACAATACATTCTGAATATTTTAAGAATTACTTTGCCTTTTTTCACGAGGCGAGAAAGGCTAACGCACAAACAAAGAAAAACTATCTGAGCTTATACAAAAGCTTTAGAAAGGATGCGGAAGTAATCTTTGACCTCACTACTTGGTGTAAAAGAAATAAATACGATGATGAGGTTGAGAAAATGTTAAGCGATAACTAAACTATAGGAGATATGCAAGATGAAAAATGAAACGAAATTAAAGAAGCTGATGTCTTTCTTAGATGAGAACGGCATTAAGTACACTACACCTCGAAAGAGAAAAGAGGGAAGTGCTCACCTCTTCATCGGTCAGTACATGATTGCTGTAAAGATAGAGGGTGAAGATGATACATTGTTCTTCAATAAGCATAAGAGAGGAAAGCATCCTTTCTTTATCAGAACTTCGGAAACCCCGAAGTTCATTATTGAAAAGATGCAGAATCTGATTACAAGAATGATGTTAATACAACAAAAACATTTCATGGAACAAAAAAAATAATCATATGGAAAAACTTAATTTTAAGCTAGAGTTCGCCGATAATGGGGTTATTGTCACAGATAATAGCTCTGGCTCTGTAAACGTCTATCAAGAAAAAGAAGACGGCAGTTATCACGAATATACGAAGAGAGCTATCAGCGAATCCGTAGATGACATCATTGCTCATCTTTTGCTTGATGGCACGGAAAACTTGAAGCAGAAGTCGATTTATAAAATCAAAATTGAGATAAGATAATATGTTATACCAAAAGAAAGAAAAGAAGCCGAATACGGCAATTAAGTATGAGGTACGTGAGTTTATTCACGGCGGTATTGAATATGCAACAGATTGCCCTTTCGGTGAATGTGGTCGATATACGCACGCTCTAAATAAAGTCGGTGCTATTGAATGCAATCTTTGTAGGTATCAGAAGAAAAATAATACAGAAGCAAGGGTTGTAAGATGTATGCATCCGTAATTACAGGAATTAGCAGTTGATAAACTTTTTAAAAAGTAAGAATTATGATAGAATCAATGAAGATACGTCAAGGGTTGGTATTTACCTTGCCTATAGAACCTTATGAGGTAATAGGTAAAGAATGCAAGTTAACAATATATTATTATAATATAGGAGAAAATAAATATGCAGTAATTAATTTATATCCTCTTAAATTAAAGGTAATTAAGGTTGATAAATCTACTGTTGAATGCAATATTATAGCAGACGAATACAATATTCCATACGAAAAGAATATCCCTATTCAGTTTGAAGAGATTGCAAAAAACGGCACTATCGTTACAGAGGAAAAGGAAGAAATGGTTAATCACCCTAACCATTACGCTTGGCTAAAGGAACTCTGCGGCATAGAGCCGATTGATATTTGCCGACACCTTGATTTTAACTGTGGCTCGGCAGTAATGTATCTCTTACGCAAGGGAAAGAAGGAAATGAATCTTTCTGAACGTGAACAGAGAGTGCAGGATTTGAGCAAAGCAATCTTCTATCTAAAAGATGAGATAAAAATGTTAGAAAATCAAAAATAGTAAAGATATGAAAGAGTTGATAAAGAAAGAAACCATGACCTCGCTTGAAATTGCCGAGGTTACAGGTAAGCGGCATTCTGATGTTCTTGAAGCTATCAGAAACATGGAAGCTGCTTGGGAAAAAGTAGCCCAACGGAAATTTCCGCTCGGCTCATACAAGGACGCAAACAACCAAGACCGCCCTTGCTACATTCTAAACAAAACCGAGTGCTTGTATGTCGCCACTAAGTTCAATGACGAGGCAAGAGCGAAATTGATTCTTCGTTGGGAAGAACTAGAAATCAAACAATGTGAGCAATATCAAGTGCCACAGTCATTTGCCGAGGCTCTGATGTTGGCTGCAAAACAGCAACAAAAAATTGAAGAGCAACAGAAACAACTTGAAGCAAGCTCAAAGGAAATCGTAGAGTTGAACGGCGCTATATCCGAGATGCAACCAAAGGTAACTTATGTAGATAAGCTTCTATCAAGCAATGAGACTGTAACGACAACGCAAATTGCACAGGACTACGGTCAGTCAGCAAAGGCGTTCAATGTCTTGCTTCGTAATTTTGGCATTCAACATAAGGTTGGCGGTCAGTGGATATTGTACGCAAAGTACCTTCCTTATGGTTATGTGCAATCTGATACTGTACCTATCGTTCATCGAAACGGAACGAATGGCTCGGTGATGCACACAAAATGGACTCAGAAAGGGAGATTGTTTCTTTACGAGGAGTTGAAGAAGCATGGCAACTTACCTCTCATAGAGCAAAATCAGCAATGAAGATAAGCAAGGCTCTTATCAGACAAATTCGCTGCGACCTCCTTTCGCATACAACCGATGCGGAGAAGGCTGCGGCGAAAATCTGCACTCTGTTAGGATATAAAGTGATACCACAACAACCGATAGTCACGGGCAGAAAGCTATATTTCGCTGATATATATCTGCCAGAGATTAAGACGATTATTGAGGTCGATGGTGGCTACCATTTTACTAAAGACCAAAAGCGCAAGGATGGTAACCGCTCTTCGGGTATATGGCGGCTCGGGTATCATGTGGTAAGATTGAGTAATCACGATGCTAGGAATCCGAAGAAGGTTAAGGCAAAGTTAGATTTGATACAACGCAAGGCAAAGTAACCAAGAATATTGGCTATCTTGCCTTTTATTTTTGTTTCTTAATAACTATACATAAATTAAAAGAAAGCCGCTTAGACCGCAAGAAAATCGCCGAAAAACAGCATTTGTTTACACAGCTTCTATTATTTATCATTATTTTATTAATAGAAATAGTAATTTTGCAATCGGAAATTATTTATTTATTAACGTTTAAAACAGAATTACTATGACAATAAAGGAAAAAGTGCTTTCCTCTTGCAAAACGTCATTCGCAAGGTACGGTTTGAAGAAGGATGAACTTTCAAAGCTGGTAGATACGATTGTTGCGACACGTAGCCTAACAGATGAGTCAACAGATGAGGATGTAAATGGTGCTATTACGGCTTTCGAGCCGATGGTGGGTATGATTCAATCGTCATACAACCGTGCCGTGTCGGAGACAACCAAGAAGTTTGAGGGTTTCGTTGACCCAAAGACTATCACCAACCCACAGCCACCACAGAATCCACTTACCCCTCCAGTGGATACCCCACTCACGATGGAAGCAGTACAGAAGATGATTGCCGAGAATGCGGCAAGCAGTCAGAAGGCTATCAACGATGCTGTTGCTGCGGCACTCGCCCCATACAAGGAGAGAGAGGAGCGTGAGCGACTTGCTACCCTCTTGCAAGGCAGCGAGAAGTTGAAGGATATTCCAAAGCAGTTCCGTGAGCGTTATCAGCTCGACAAGGAAGAGAACTTGGACACTACCGTACAGAAGATTGCGGATGATTGGACAGCATTGAAGCAAACTCTTGCATCAAGCGGTCTGTTCATCGAGACACCGAAGTCTCCTTCCAAAGAGGACGAGCAGAATGATTTCTTGAAGTCCTTGCATGATTCTGCGGAGCGTGTATCTGCTCCTAAGAATGAATAGACTCCAAAAGATTGTTATGTCGAACTTAAAATGAAGAAAGATTATGTCTAACAAAGGAATGTTTTTAAGAAAGACCTCGCCTACTCATATCAATGAGGCGGTTTGGTGGGAAGAGCAGTGCGTACGCCGACAGGGCGGTTACGACCTCGACCAGATAAATATCCCTGCTACTTTGAAGTGGCTTCCTAAGGGCTCTGTTTTGAAGTTGGGCACTGGCGGTAAGGCTGTGGCGGTGAAGACGGCACTTGTAATGGAGAAGGCTGAAAGTGCTGCTACAACTTTGAAGATTAAGAGTGGCTCACTCTATCAGGTAGGCGATTCTATCGCAGGCAAGAAGATTTCAGCTATCAAGACCGATAATGGAATTGATACACTGACTATCGCTGCTTTGGGTGCGGCTATTGAGGCAAATACCGTAGTCACCGATTATGATAAAGACAAGGACACTCTCCTTGGTCTCTCATACGATACTCGTGACCTCGATAAGGATGCCGCAGTGTTCGTTGAGCCTACCTTGCAAGTAATGGAGGTAGAGGAGGCAACTCTCCCTTATCCTATCAACGCAGACATCAAGGCTGGTCTGAATGCCAATGGTGTTGCGCTTTTCAAGATTCAGTAACCCTTTAAAGTGGAGAAATAAATTATGAATAGTATTTTGAAGAAGTTGCAAGAGCCAAAATCCTTGCAAACTTACATTGATGAGTACATGAAAACTTCCACTTTCAAGGCATTGTGGAAGGCTGAAATGAAGCCAGTTGAGTATTGTGCAGCAAAGACTTATAGCGCAAATATCGCCAAGTATGCTGCTGCCATGGTCGGTTCTGTTATCGCTAAGAACGCAGAACGCCCAGTACATACAATGCCAGACTTCGGTCAGTTGGCTGGTTCTATCGGACGAATTGGTGATGAGTGGGAGCTTGATAACGATTACCTCGACCAGTTGCACTTGCTTGAAGGCAAGTATAACGACATGAAGGGTCGTGACAATTATACGCAAGCTTCGCTCAACGCTGAGTATGACAAGCTCTTGACCTACGCATTCAAGCCATTTGAGCTTGCGACCGTGACACCTCATAAGCGTATGGATATGCTGTATTTCGAGGGTCTTTACAAGGGTACTCAGACCGTATCTCGCTCCAATAACACCAAGGCGAATGTGTCTTACACCTTCCAGCTTGATGTTAAGACCGTTAAAGCTACAACTGCAGCGTGGGGTGAGGCTAACGCTACTCCATTCAAGGATATCAAGCGGATGAAGGACTTGGCGAAGCAGCAGGGTCGTAAGATTTTGCGCTTGCGTATGTCTGAGAATACCTTCTATAAGATGTGTCAGGCAACAGAGGTGAAGGACACCTTCAAGCTCAACCTCGGAGCTCTTCAGGTAAATCCATCTGTACCGATGATTTCGGTTGACCAGATGAATATCTACTTGCGCTCTATCCTTTTGCCAACCATTCAGATTGACGAAGACCAGTATGTTGAGTTGGCGAGCGGCAAGACCGAGAACCTTATCCCAGACGACCGAGTTGTCGCTATGTGCGCCGATAAGGTGGCTGTGCCTAAGGCTGCCGAGGCATTGGAGGCTATCGACCCATTGCCTGGTGTTGCTTACGCTACCTATGATGATAACCTCGTAGGCTACTGGCGTGATAAGACAGGTTACCACCTCACAAACGAAATGTGGATGCAACCAGTCTTTGACGGCATCAACGACTACTTCATCATGGATGTAAGCAAGAAAGGCTAAAGTAAGAGTGTATTATAAGTGATTGAATAATAAGTACGGCATTTTAAAACAAGGTAAGCATGACAATTTCAGAAGCCATAGCAAGCGAGATTCAGCCTTTCTCTACCTCGGATGAGACTTTGGAGAAGATGTTTATTGATGCTGCCGATAAATTCGGCATTGAGGCATCCGTGGCTGATGAATACTCTGTAGCGGAAAAGAAACCCGTAGCCTATGCGGCTATGCGTATCCTCTACAAGATGAATCCATTATCAAGTGAGAATATTGGCGGTATCTCTCAGAGTTACAAGAACGACAAGAATCTCATTGATAAGATGATTAAATCTATTGCGAAGGATGCTGGATTGGATGCTGACCTTGTTATTGATAGTACTTCTGATGATTATTGGATTCAGAGTGTGAAGGTATGGTAATCAAATAGATAGCATATGAACTTTGAAGATATACTTAAAGTAAAAGGTGCTCCACAAGATGGCTTTGATGAGGACGGAAATCCTATCGAACAGCCCGAAGGAGAATGGCAAACCTTTGGAAAGTGCGTTATTTTGCCTAATTCGCAGGCGAAGATTATCACTCTGACAGACGGGCAGCAGTACGTGTATTCACACGAAATCTATGCTCCTCTCTCAAAAGCAAAATACCCTCTCATACCGAAGGAAGGCGAAAAGGTTTGGATAACCAAGAAAGATGGCACGATTGATAAGGAAATGGAGGTTAAAGGCTTCGTAACCTTAAAGAAACGCTATCTTAGAATTTGGCTCTAATAGGCGGCAATATGGCAAAGGTTGAATTACAAATCAAAGGTCGTGAAGCCTTACAGAAAAGGTTGAACGAAAAGAGGCAGCAGATTATCAGCTACCTTAATATGCGTTTGATGCAACTTGCCGAAGAAGCGGTCACCTACTCTAAAGAAAACAAAGGTTATCAAGACCGAACTGCAAATTTAAAGAACTCGATTTCTTTCGCTCTCTACCTTGATGGACAACTCGTTACCTTGGCAGTTGGTAAGATTCCAAAGGCAGAAGAAGCAGAAGGAGGACAGGAAGGTGTAAGTGCTGCACTCAATGAGTATGCACAGAAAGAAGGTGTGGTAGCCCCTAAAGGGTACTCTCTCGTTATTGTTGCTGGTATGAACTACGGTAAATACGTAGAAGATAAAGGCTACAATGTCTTACACCTTACAAAGTATTTCCTTCGTGAAGAAATGAAGAAGGTTTTTGAAGAAGTAGCTGAAATGATTAAAAGCGATAGTTAGATATGATACTCGGAGATAAAGCGGTAACGGCATTATTTAAGTATCTCAATGATAATATTGAGAGTATAGGCATAAAGAAAGGTCGTATCTTTAAATATGAGATACCCGAGAAGTTGGCGGTCTGTGATTATATCGCCATCAATCATCTTCCCTTTGTGTATAGTGATGCCATTAATGAGGGTGTAGTGAATTTGAATATTCATTGCCCTAAGACCTTATCAAATCTACCTAACATAAAGAAACTCTCTGATTACTCGGAGAAGATTCTTTCTCTGTTTGGTGATGGTACTTATCTCGGTGGCTGCTACTTTGATTTCTATTCTATCTCTCGCCCAACTCGTGATAATGATAACACTTATTACGTCAATATGAAATTTAATGTAACGTATAATAATTTAAAAGAATAAAACTATGGCAAAGAATGGTGTATATGGCTTGGAAAGCTTCAGTTTTGCCGATTGTGTCGAAAATGGCGGCTATCCTACAACATGGAGCGACAAAATTAAGGCTGTCGTTTCTGGTAGCTTGAGTTTCAATGACCAGGCAGCACAGACATCGGATGTAGAGGTTGAGGATTCAGAAGACCCTTACGCAGTGCTGACCACATCAGCAGCAACAAAGGGCTTTACCTTGCAGACATACGATTTCTCAGAAGATAACTTCACGAAGCTTCTTGGTTATACAAAGGATTCTGGTGCTGCTGGTAAGGATGCTTGGCTGAATGAGCTTCCACAAGAAACCGAGATTTACAAGGCTGTACAGATTGTGACAAAAGAATTGGATGATATTCCTTCTCGTACCTTCCAGTGGTCTAAGATGAAACTTACAATCACTCGCAGTGGTTCTATCGGTAAGAGTGGACTTCCTAATCTTAACATTGAGTTCCGTCAGATGGCGGTATTCGATGCAAAGGGTGACAAGAAGAGCGGTCATCGTAATATTCTTACCAAGGATATCAGTGCCTAAAATGGTAAGTAAGAATACTTGATATTTAAGATTTTCATTTAGATAAAAGATTAAAATTAAACTTCAAAAGGCGGTGAGGTAAGGGAACTTTCCCAAGCCGCACCGCTTTTTATGTTATAAAACACATTTTTGATATGAAAACATCAGATAAGGAAAAGGTAGCAAAAACGCTTTCCGAGGCATCTGTAAAGATAAAGGTTGGTAAATTTCACTTTAGAGTGAAACCACTTACCTTTATGCAGATTTACGAAATGGGTGTATTCGGCAACTCTATCAAAGAACCAACATGGAAGGAAGGCGATATGATGAATATCATCCCTCTTTTGTTTGAGTACTCTGAGACAGCTCGTTTAATGAGCGAGATTTTTATCGTGTGCGCCTTTCGCAAGAAGTGGGCACGCAAGGTATGGGGGCGATATATACGCAAGCACCTTGATATTATGGCATTCAATGAGCTTGTGAAGTTTATAAGTGGTTCTTTTAATGCAAATTTTTTCTTAACCTCTATAACTTTCCTGACCCAGACGAAGATAATGACGGAGCCGAAAACGACTCCCCGTGGGCAACAATCGGAGCAGTAATGAAGTACTTTCGTATGAGTTACGATGAGGTCGTATTTAATCGCTCATACCTTAATATTATTCTGCTTAATCGCTCGATTCCGTCCTTCAATACAAATACCAAGGATGAACCGAGAAAAAGCAGCAGACAGCAAAAGAAGCCGCAAAAAGAGTATCATAAGATAGATAAGCCAATCTCTGCTAATGATTTCTTTATGGGCTTGATGTAATAATCACATAAATAAGCAAACAATATGGCAGCAGCAGATGAAATACTTGGAATCAGCGGACAGATGGATATTTCCGATATTCAAGCATCACTTGATAAGCTTTGTGATGGTTTGAACCGTGTCGGCGTTGATACAGAAGCTTTATCTCAGAGAATGAATAAGGCACTTAACGATGTGGCGCAATCAGATGAAGACCTTGCGACAAAGACCACCAAGGCTATGCAGGTTCTCAAATCTGCTATGGATGAAGCTACGAAGGGGATTCAGTTAGTACCCGAAATGATTGATACTGCTAATAAACGAGTAGAAACCATTGAAGGTACTATCGGTAAACTTAACGAGCAGTTAGCTAAGACGGAAAAAGGCTCAGAGGCATTCGGTTCACTTACTAAGCAGATTGATGCTCAAAAGCATTCTTTGGAATTGGCGAAAGGTGATGTGAAAGACCTAGTTGAATCTTATGATGGTGTTAGAAACTCTATCTCTCAGGTAAATGGTGCGTATCAGGCATTAAGTGCTTTCTCCGTAGCAAGCACAAGCGCAAATAGTGTTCAGTCTGCAACAAATATCGCTGTAGGTGCTACGGCTACAACGGCAGCAACCGCTACATCAGCAGAAGCAGCGGCACACGTGGCTAATGCCGAGGCGGCAACACAGAATGCCGAAGCAGAAAATCAGAACGTAGAGGCAACCAAACATCTGACAGAAGCCTTGCAGCAGTATATTTCCGTTGCTTCGGGTCGTGCTGAGATTGAACGAATGCAATCCGAGAGTGCAAAGGAGCTGAAAGCGGATATGAAGTTGTACGAGAAGGCTATTGAAGAAATTCAGAATAAACTTGGTACAACTGACTTTGCTAAAAATATTGAGGAGGCAACAAAGAAGATTGAGGTACAGAAATCAAAGATTGAGGGTTATAAAAATGCCATTAACAATCTTTCTGCTGCGGATAACGAAACGGGAAATGGTGCTAACTACTACAATAGGCTTATAGAGAAAGCACAGGCAAATATTGATACCCTTCAATCAAAAATCAATGATTGGCAAACAGAACAGCAGCGACTTAATGCAGACCTTCAGCAATACAATGCTCTTCTCGAAGCTGCGAATAAGATTCAAGGCGGTTCAACCATCGTTCAATCTGATGCAACATCAACTGTTAAAATCAATGTTGAGGACACATCATTATCAGAACTGACTTCTAAGCTTGATGAAAGTAAGCAGAAATTGCAAGATTTGGAAGCAGAAGTTTCTAAAATGGATGGCAAGCCGCTTGGCGATAAGCAGAAAGAAGATTTGCAGAAACTACAGTCTGAGATTGAAAAGACAAAGAATAATATATCTGTATTGCAAGAGGCTATCCGTGAGAAGAACGAAGAAACCTTCATCGGTAGATTACGCAATCAGATTTCCGATTTCGGGCAGAAGATTTCCGATTTCGGACAGAGCATAAAAGATAAAATAACTCAACCTATTGATGAGCTGAAAGCAAAAGTAAGCGGTTCTTCCATCGGTCAGCGTTTTAGTGAGGAGTTCGCACAAGCAAAGTCTGGTCTAAGTGATTTTAAAGACGGTATCATCAATGTAATGACTGCCAATGGTAAGTTGCAAGGTGAGATTGGTAAGGTCGGAGAAGCTTTCAAGGCTCTTGGTATTCCCGTAACGGGTTCTCTTACGGCTATTAAATCTGTAACAAAAGCTCTGTGGGGAATGTGCGCAACACCAGTAGGTGCGGTAATTGCTGCAATCGCTCTTGCTTTCAAGGCGGTGCATACATGGATGACTAAATCCGCAGAGGGTCAGAAAGTCTATACAAAGCTGATGGCTTACTTTGGTTCTCTTGCTAAGTCTATCACTGATATTGTGATTATCTTCGGAGAATACTTGTATAAGTGCTTCACTAAGCCAAACGCTCCTCTTCGTGACTTCGGTAATAACTTCGTGAAGACGTTTAAAACCGCAGTTAAAGCAGCGGTGAACCTTATTGGTGGTCTTGGAACGACCATAAAAGGTGTATTAAATATGGATTGGGACACCTTTACTGCTGGTCTAAAAAAAACTTGGGATGGAATTAAGGGTGCTGGCGAAACTGTTATTGGTGTATTCAAGACGGGAGTATCAGGTGCGATTGGTGCGGCTAAGACAGCTTATGATGCTTTTGCTAATGATGATTTATCAAAAAAGATGATGCCTGCTTTAAGTGGAATACTTTCTAAAGCAGAGCAAGCAGCTTCCCTCGCAGGTAAGATTCAGGAGACACAGATTGCTATCAAAAAAAACGCAGAGACACAATATAAACTTGAAGGAAAAATTGCCGAAGTAAAAAATAAGATATATACCTTGCAAGGAAAGGAGAAAATCGCAGCCATTGAGGAGGCAAAGGCTCTTGTTAGGCAGAAATACGATTTTCAGATAAAGCAGCAGCAACAGCTCGTTGAGTTACATGAGAAGCAAGCTAAATTGCATACTCAATCTTTGAAGGATATTGCCGCAGAGCGTGAACTTAGAATACAGGTTCTTAGAACGCAAATCCAACAGAATAGTGAACAGAGAATGCTCATCAGACAAGAGGAAGCAGCAAAACGTTCTCTAGCGAATAAAACAAAATCGGATGCTAAGAAAGATGCTACTCAACAGAAGCAGATTAATTCAGCAGAAGGAAAGCTTGATGATGTTATCTATAAGAATGCTTACGAAAGAGCAAAAGCTTGGCAATCTTTGGAACAGGAGGTAACCGATGCAAAGATTAAGGCGATGAAAGAAGGCGAAGAGAAGGTTATTGCCGAGCGCAAAAGAGAGCTATCCAAAGAAATTGAGCAGATTGAAGAGCGAAAGAATGCAGCTATCAAGGCAGAGCGTGACCGACAGAAAGCTGAATTTGACGCACAGCAGTCTGTTATCAAGGCAAAGGGTGGTAAGGCTGAGACTTGGGATGATAAGAAACATCTTGATTCAAAGAATATTAAGAAGATTACCGAGCAGTACACCATCATTGAGCAAAAGACTGTAGAATCATATAATAATGAAATTTATGCCGATGAATTAAAATCATATCGTGAATACTTAAAGGAGTATGGCAACCTCGAACAGCAGAAGCTCGCCATCGTTGAGGAGTATAATGAGAAAATCAAAGAAGCAAGGGCAAAAGGTAATCTTTTCGAGGAAGCAAAGTTGAAAGCTGACCTTGAAGAGCAGCTAAAGAAGCTCAACTTTAATGATTTCAAGGATTCTATCAATTGGGATTCTGTTTTCTCTGATATGGGAAGATTGAGCAAATCTTATCTCGAAGACCTAAGAAAAAAGCTCAAAGACCTTCTCGGTTCGGGTACTCTTGATATTGATGATATGAAGGTTGTGTCAGAACAGATTGCTAAGATTGATGATGCAATTTCAGAGCAGACCGATAAGTGGGGATGGTCTAACGAGAAGGTGCGTGAATATAATCGGCTCTTGCAAGAGGCTACTTACGCACAAGAGAGGTTGAATCTTGCACAAGGCAAACTTGATAAAGAACAGAGGTTAAACGAAAACCTTAAAGAGAATATCCAGTATATATTCAGAAGTAAGGGCGTTGATGTTCAAACGGGTGATATAACTTCACAAAATAAAGAAAAACTCTTAGGAAATAAGAGCCTTTTCAGTGAAGCAGAACTATCTAAGTTGAAAGGTCTGTTTGACGAGTTAGCTGTTTCTGAGGTAAAGGTCGGAAAGGCAACAAAGGACGTAAAGAAGGCACAAGAAGATGCAAATGTATCACAAGATAAAGCAAGAAAATCTATCAAGGAGATTGCAAACGAATGGGCGGAAAGCATCAGTAATGTTGCGAAGAAACTACAAGAAGCAAGTAAATTGATTGATGCTCTCGGCTTCGGTGATTCAGACCTTGGAAAGAAGCTTAAAAGTGGTGCAGATGCCTTCAATAAGGGTTCGCAAGCGGCATCAGACTTTGCTACGGGCAACTATATCGGGGCAGCTATTAACGGCGTAGGGGCTATCAAATCGCTTGGTAGTGCTCTTGGTATCGGCAATGGAAGTAATGCGAAGGAGGTTGCGGAGACTACCAATCGCCTTACAGAATCCAACGAGCGATTGCAATACTCTATTGAGCAGTTGAAGAGTTCGATTGATAAGACCTCGGGAATGAGTGCCGTCAGCAATTATCAAAAAGCCTATGATGCACAGAAGCAAATCAATAAGCAGAGTATGGAAATTCTTCAATCGCAGATGGGTTACCACGGCTCGCATCACTCTAACGCTTATTATTGGAATCTGTCAGCACAGGACTATGCGGCTATCAATCGCACGTTAGCACAACAGTCAGCGGTCAGAGGAGGCTATATTAATTCTACGATAAACAAGGTAAGTTCTTTGGAGGATATTTATAAGCTCACTCCAGAGCAGATGAAGGATATTCGCACATACAACCAAGATGTATGGAAGAATATGACCGACCAAGGCAAATATGATAAAACCGAATATTGGGAGAATTATACCGACCTTGCCGAGAAGCTTGAAGAGCTGACTGATAAAATCAATCAGAATCTTACGCAGACAACCTTCGATTCGTTAAAGGACAACTTTATCAGCAATCTTATGGATATGAGTAAATCGGCGCAAGATTTCGCAAATGATTTCGCAATGAAGCTCAATAAGTCTATGCTTAGCTTTGCCGTTGATGACCTTGCTAATAAGAGACTTAAAGCCCTATATGAAAAATGGGCAGATAAGATGAAGCAAGGACAGCTCTCCAATGACGATTTGAATATACTTAAAAAAGAGTATGATAACATCGTTGATGAAGGTTTGAAGATAAGGGATAATATTGCTGCAATGACGGGATATAAGGAAGCGCAATCTCAGCAGACAGCAACGGGTAAGGCTATTGAGGCTATCACCGCAGACCAAGGAAGCAGCCTTATCGGTATCGGTTATGCGGTGCAAATTGCCCAAGAGCAAGGTAATGAGGTTCGTAAGGCTATCGCAGTTGATGTTTCTTTCTTGCGCATCTATGCTGAGCAGACATATAATAATATCTCTGAAATGCGAGATATTCAGTATCAAGGATTACAGCAGTTAGAAGCAATCAATAAGAATACTGCACCTATTATATTGATACGTGAGGACATCGCAAGTATGTATAAATTAATGAAGGATAAGTATTAAGTTATGAAGAATGATGCTTTTATTAAATTGGTCGATGAAGCGGATTCTGCTTACGTTGACCTTGATACTTTTGGTATTACATTGGTAAGGGGTTGGCGAGAAGCCTTGCTGACCCCAGCACCAGTAAAAAGCTATGTGACGAACAATAGCCGATTAGAGCATGGACTATCGGTTATCGCCACATCGAAGTATGCCAAGAAAGATAAGCGTGACGTAAGTATCTCTTTCTTTCTTGAAGGCGGTTCAGAAGAAGATTACTTGCAGAAATATGAAGCTTTTCTTAATAAGATAGCTTATTCGGGTGAGTTTTGCTTAAAAGTTCCTCGCTTAAAGAGGGTTTTTAAACTTGTTTACACGCAATGCTCGCAGTTTGGTGATTATGGTCTAAAAAGAGGTAAATTTGTACTCAAATTAACGGAGTACAACCCGAATGATAGAATTAAGTTATGATTAAGATATATGATATAAACGATAAATTGCTGATGCAAGCAGAAGTAACATCAGCAGCGAAGAGAGAACAGGAAATGTCTAAGTCTGATTACATTTCTCTGTCTTTCTCCGCTGCTGAGAAAGTTATTCTGCCCGTTGGTGCATATATTAATTATACATATAAGATAGACAAAGTAAGAGAAGTGACAAGAAAGTTCCTCCTCTTAGAATCATACGAGCCTATTCAAACTGATGAATGCTCTTGGAAATACACTCCTCAGTTTCAGCACCCAAAGATGATTCTGTCTAAGACCCCATTTTTTATCTATACCCGTAATTCACAGAATGTAGAGGTAAAACAAAATGTATGGTCTTTCGTTGGCACAACATCCGTTCTCAGTGGTAAGATTGCAGATTTTCTTAATAAGGATTTGATGTTTGGCGAATGCGGATGGAAAGTTATCTTTTCGAATGTAACGGCAAATACTGTCAATGTATCATTCAGCGATAACGATTTTATTTCTGCACTTACAGCGATTACAAATGCTATCGGAGATAACTGCGAATGGCATATTGACTATGATGATGAATTTATCTATATCGGTAAAGTCTTGGTCGGCGCAACTCCTGTTGTTTTGGAAGTTGGAAAGAATGTAGGTGTACCAAATATTAGCAATAGTAAGGAAAGCTATTATAACGCTTTTTCTATCTTCGGTGGTACAAGAAATATTACACAAGTAAATAGCAAAGGTGAGAATGTATCATCTGGCGATATTCGTCTGCAATTAGATGAGGGCAATGGTACAATATCAATAGACGGAAAGGAACGCTCCTACTCTATTGATAAGTATTCTACACTTGACCTAAGAGTGGATAAAATAAATGAACCTCTCTTTACGAAGGTACTTGATTTTTCTCAAATTTTCCCTTCGCTCAATACCTATGTATATAATGTGCGTGGGAGAGTTAAGTATGTGCTTGATGAGAATAATGAGAAAATTCCTATCTTATATAATGCTGATGGGTCTGTTAAGGAATACAAGACCTTCACTGTATGGTATATGAGATTGGCTTATCCTATAACAGAAAAAGTAGAAGGAAAGACGATTATCAATACAACAGTTGATGATGGCGTTACTCATTACTGGTACGACTTTCAGATTACCGATGATTTACTTATCAATGGAAAGAATATCGGCTGCTCGTTCGAAGCTAATTTTAATACGGGTGCGCTTTCTACTCCCCTTGCAGGACGTGGCTCTAATGGCGAATATGTAGGATTTGAGCTTACTTATCATAAAGAGGCATCATCTTCGCACACGACAGACGATGTTAGTGATAGTAATTTCTCCGTATTGGCTGGTGATTACGAAATTATCTATCAAGAAGATAATGAAGTTATCATACCTACAAATGCTGCTGATATGCTCATTCCTCGTGGAGAAAGTATGCCTTCTTTAAAGTGCAATATTACCGTTCTCTACAATATTGCTATATCCGATTCTATCTATTATGAGGATGCTCAAAATAGATTATTGGAAAAGGCAAAAGAGGGAATTGTGCGATTACTATCAGATTTAAATAACTATGAGATTAAATCATATTCAGATGTATTCTTGGAGGAAAATCCTGAACTGCAAATAGGACAGAGCGTAACGTATAAGGACGGACACGGATATGAACTTGCAACAAGAGTATTGAAATTATCGACCAATATTGATTTTGGTTTCATACAAACGATTACATTAGGTAATCAAGTGATTAAGGGTACTATCACCCAGCTTAAAGAAGATGTACAGACTATCATTGCAAGCGGAGGAAGTAGCGGTAATGGAGGTGGATATTCCGTTTCTCAGCTAAGAAACCTCATTGCGAAGTACGGAAGTGATAACTTTCTGTCTAAGCAGTTTGACGACACCGCTAAAGGTACTATCACTTGGGAGAAGGTGCAGAAGCTTTTAAGTGGTTTGCTTGTCGGTAACTTCAATTCCGAGAACGGCGGCTCGTGGACTCCCGATGCAGAAGGTCGTTCGCATCTCATCACAGATTACCTGGAGGTGAGAATGAAGGCTATCTTCGAGGAGCTGGTCATCAAGAAAACCTCCACCATCGGCGGTAAGGAGATTATCTCTCCTGCTGGCGGTGTGGTGGCTCACAAGGTAGAAGAGGTTACTGTGACATATAATAATGTGTCACAGAAGGCTTATCGTTGCTATTTCTTAGCAGAGCAGGAAGGTGATGCCGTGGATAATGATTTCGCTATTGGCGACCAAGTGCGTTCTGAGTCATTCAATGTACGCAATGGCACTTATCATAAGGTTGGCAATCACTTCTATTGGCGATTGGTAATCGGTCGTGACGAAGACCCTGTGGAACTGGAAGGCAAGAAGTATCATTATATCGACCTCTCGGATACCGATTGCGCTACGGCAAGCGATGTTCCTGCCAAAGGTGATGTGTTGTCGCAGTGCGGTAATAGAACCGATGTAGAACGTCAGAACTGCCTTATCTTCTCGGCGGTAGATACCTATTCGCCATCCATCAGCCTCTACCACGGCATCAACAGCTACTCCTTTGCCAACAGGGAATACGTAGAGTATGGTGTAAACAAGCAGACCAACAAGGCGTTCTTCAATGTTTACGGCGATATGTATGTAGGCGACCGACCTACTAAGGAGAATGGCTATGAAGGAAGCTCTTATGTTAAATATGACAGCGCCACAAAACAGGTAGTCATCAAGGGTAAGCTTTCGGCGAAATCTACCGTAGATGGCAAGGAATTGTCGCAGTATATCAAGGAGAACTCAGCAGGAGGCTTAACCGAGGAGCAGGTGAACAATCTCATCAAGAACTCGAAGGTCATTGTCGACTTGCAGAATCAGGTGGATGGAGCTATCGAGACGTGGTTCTACGAGGGTGTTCCTACTTTGAAGAATGCCCCTGCAAGCAGTTGGACGACCGACAAGGATAAAGATACTCATCTTGGCGACCTTTACTACGACAACAAGACTGGCAAGGCATACCGCTTTGCCAAGGATGGCAACACCTATAAGTGGACTATCATCACGGACACTGACATTTCGAAAGCCCTCTCTGATGCAAGCAAGGCACAGGAGACCGCAGACGGGAAAATGAAGGTGTTCAGCACACAGCCTACACCACCTTATCAGTTGGGCGACATTTGGGTAAACGCTACCTATCCTACAGATGGAAGCATCTACAAGAATGAAATCCTGCGCTGCCAGACTGCCAAGGCAAAAGGTTCGTCATTTGCTATCGCTGACTGGACTAAGGCTTCCAAGTACACCGATGATTCTGCCCTCAATACCTTCAAGGAAGAGTATAAGAACGATATGGCTAGCTACAAGGAGCAGCTTGATGAAAAAGTGGAGACCTGGTTCTACAACTATGCTCCTACTACTCAGAATAAGCCTGCTTCCGATTGGACTACCGATACATTGAAGTCGCAGCACGCAGGAGACCTGTTCTACAATACGTCAAATGGTTACACATACCGATGGACGGGTACGGCATGGGTGAGAATCAAGGATAACGACATCAACACTGCTATGACTGCCGCTTCTAAGGCGCAGGACACGGCAGATGGAAAGCGTACCGTTTTCACCTCTCAGCCTACTGTTCCTTATGACGAGGGCGACCTGTGGGCTAGCGGCGGAGATGATGGAAAGACTTTGATGGTGTGCGTAAAGAGTAGAGCCAATGGCAGCTTCACCTCATCAGAATGGGTGAAGGCTAATGATTCCGACCTCAACGCATTCACCAAGACCATAGAGGAGAGCTTGAAGGGAATACAAGACCAGCTCGACAAGAAGGCAGAGACATGGTATCAGTCAGCCGACCCGAGCACATCATGGACTACCGATGATGCCAAGAAGAAGCACAAGGGCGACTTGTGGTATAACACAAGCAACAACCAGACGTTCTTCTGGAATGGTACGAAATGGGATAAGCAGGACGTTCCTACCGAGGTTTTCGACAAGATAGATGGCAAATCCAGCATCTATGTAAGCAAGCCTGCATCCTATGAGGAGCGTGACCTTTGGATTTTGGAGGCAGCATATACTCTCGGTGGTGTGGCATACTCTAAGGGCGAGCTTGTCGTGGCAACAAAGACCAATGCTTCATTCAGCGCAGCCGATTGGACTAAGAAAGTGAAGTACACAGACGATACTGTAGCGAACGCAGCAAAGGCAGCGGCGGAGAAAGCGCAGAAGGCGGCAGAGACCGCACAGACGAATGTTACGAATCTCGGAAAGACCGTTACAAGCAACAAGAAGGCTTTCGACAGCTACGTAACGGATGGCTATCTAGAGCCTTCCGAGATTGCGGCTATGGCTCAGGATTCAAAGCGACTTGAGGATGCTTTTGCAGCCGCCGAGAAGTCTTACACTGAGGTAAAGGGAGCAGAGGTGTTAAAGAATACAAAAGAACTCACCGACCTTAATACTGCTTTCACTACCCTCACGACTGCCAAGACGGAACTCGTCACGTATCTCTCCGATATTTCGGCAAGATACAATGCGGCTGATATTAACGGCAAGGCTACCATCGTATCTGCTGTCGGAACGAAGTTTACCAACTTCCAAAGCGCATATTCTGCCTTCTATGACAAATTGGGTTTGGCGAACGCCTATATCACTAGCAAGATATATTCCGACCTCGGTGTAGTAATCGGTGACGTAACCAGCCTTGCTTACTTAAAGAAGGCTCTGATGGATGCTCCCGATACTGAAATTAACGGAGGTCTGGTTCTTACATCACTCATCGGTTTGCGAGACACGGACGGAAACACTACGGCAGGTATCAATGGTATAACGGAGAAGTCTGCAAAGGGAGGTGGTGTCGCCGCTTGGTTCGGTGGTGAAATGGTCGATAAGGACTACAACGATGGCTCTAAGACTCCTGCCAACACCATCTTCCGCTTCGATGGTTCTGGCTACGTGGCAGGTGGTGCAATCTGGTGGGAAACTGATGGTAGGGTTCACGCTGACCCTACCTCTTTCATCATCAGCGAGAAGAATCTTGGCGCATACCTCACCTTCTTCGAGCCGACTTGGAAGGCAGGAAGTGCAGGAACGAGCGTTGCCGACCTTGTGTCTTTGAAGCCAAACGCACCATTTTCCAAACTTGGTGTATCGGGCGATGCTACCTTTGAGGGTGCTATCACTTTCCACGGTATCAAAATCACCTATGATGCGACCAACAAGGCTATCAAAGTGGATGGAAATCTCTATGCCACAGGCGGTATCACGGCATACGGAGCAGGAGCATCTACCACGGGCGGTGGTGGCTTGAAAGGCAGTGTGAAGAGCTATGCAGATTCCTTGAATCTTACGTCAGAATCGCTGAGTGAGATAGCTTCTGCTTACTCAATTAAGCAGCTCTCTACTAGAATCACATCACTAGAGGGTGGAAGTGCTACATCAATATCCGTATCGGGCAGCGGCAATGCGGTTACGTCTGTTACCAAGAATGGTACTGTTATCAGTATCGTTAAAGGTGCAACGTTCCTCACCAGCCACCAAAGTTTAGCAGGTTACGCAACGCAAGATTGGGTGAATGCCAAAGGCTACATCACCTCTAGCGACGGTTCGTCTTTCATACGTAGAAATGCCTTTCCTACTCCTGCAAACAACACCGTCAAAGCCTATAAGGACAGCTTGGTTAAGTTCTTTGAAAATTATCCAAACGGAATCGGTGCGAATGTCGGTGTCAGTGCTTCTATCATCAGTAATTGGTCGAATGATGCTGCAACGTATTTTGATTCGAGTTCTTATTCTGTGATAAAGATAAGCGGTTCTTATGATGGAGTGACTTTTGGACAATTTCTGCTAAGTTCATACGACCTATCGAAAGTTGGAATAGTAGGAAGAAACTTTAGCAAGTGGTCTAAAATCAAATGGCTCGCATACGAAGACCAGATTCCAACGGATAATAACCAGCTTGCAAACGGAGCAGGTTATATCACCTCTAGTGGAAGCTGTGCTTATGCCACAAGTGCAGGAAATGCTGAAACGGTAGATGGTTATTATGCCACTATGGGAAATAATAAGCCTTGGGGTACTATTCCAGTTATTACTGCTGCTGGTGGATATATGGATATAGGAAAACATTTAGAGTTTCATTATGATAACTCTACGGGGTCAGATTACTCAACGGCTCTTATGTGTACTGGCAATCATAGTAATGTTGTTAATCTTCCATCAGGAAGTGGTACATTAGCTTTGACTACAGATAATGTATATTCTGCTACGAAATTGCAAACAGCCCGCAGTCTTTGGGGTAATTCATTCAATGGCACTTCTGATATTAATGGAAGCATTATAGTGCCTAGCGGAAAGTATATCTCCATCGGCAACATAAAGATGGAGTATGATGCAACCAATAAGGCGTTGAAGATTACGAACACTACGACTAACGAGGTGGCAAACCTCTATACTAGTGGTGGTGTTTCTGCCTATGGTGTGGGAACATCATCATCCAGTGGTGGTGGCTTGAAAGGCAGTGTGAAGAGCTATGCAGATTCCTTGAATCTTACGTCAGAATCGCTGAGTGAGATAGCTTCTGCTTACTCAATTAAGCAGCTCTCTACTAGAATCACATCACTAGAGGGTGGAAGTGCTACATCAATATCCGTATCGGGCAGCGGCAATGCGGTTACGTCTGTTACCAAGAATGGTACTGTTATCAGTATCGTTAAAGGTGCAACGTTCCTCACCAGCCACCAAAGTTTAGCAGGTTACGCAACGCAAGATTGGGTGAATGCCAAAGGCTACATCACCTCTAGCGACGGTTCGTCTTTCATACGTAGAAATGCCTTTCCTACTCCTGCAAACAACACCGTCAAAGCCTATAAGGACAGCTTGGTTAAGTTCTTTGAAAATTATCCAAACGGAATCGGTGCGAATGTCGGTGTCAGTGCTTCTATCATCAGTAATTGGTCGAATGATGCTGCAACGTATTTTGATTCGAGTTCTTATTCTGTGATAAAGATAAGCGGTTCTTATGATGGAGTGACTTTTGGACAATTTCTGCTAAGTTCATACGACCTATCGAAAGTTGGAATAGTAGGAAGAAACTTTAGCAAGTGGTCTAAAATCAAATGGCTCGCATACGAAGACCAGATTCCAACGGATAATAACCAGCTTGCAAACGGAGCAGGTTATATCACCTCTAGTGGAAGCTGTGCTTATGCCACAAGTGCAGGAAATGCTGAAACGGTAGATGGTTATTATGCCACTATGGGAAATAATAAGCCTTGGGGTACTATTCCAGTTATTACTGCTGCTGGTGGATATATGGATATAGGAAAACATTTAGAGTTTCATTATGATAACTCTACGGGGTCAGATTACTCAACGGCTCTTATGTGTACTGGCAATCATAGTAATGTTGTTAATCTTCCATCAGGAAGTGGTACATTAGCTTT